TACCACAACACACGGTGCTTTTAAATGTTTCTGATCGTGAGTTTAGATATGTTGAATACGAAGCAAACGTTGGAAATGTATCATCACTTGGCTTAGTTGTTACCAGCCAACTTATGAAATTTGGACGTCCAAATACTGAGTCTGGGAAACCATTAACAGTCCATGTAATATATTCATCATTTACTCGTGCAAAAGGAGCTTTACCTGCTAAAAATAATACTGGCTCAAATCTTGATCTATTTATATACGTTTTATTTTCAAAATCTTCATCTCTGCCTGTGGTTGTAAATTCTTTGCTCTGATTATTATCCAAATTATAACTTTTATAAGCCCCTCCATGAAGATTAAATATAACACTTTCATAAGTATTGAAATATCCGCCAATACGTACTTTAATATCATTCTCACTTAGATCGAAAAATTGTGGTATCTGTCCAATATATGGACTATTTACTGGTGTTAAATTAAATTTTTTAGTAAGGGTTTTTGTTTTTGTATCACCTTTAACTGTCCATGTCGCGCTATAAGTGGCATCTAAATGAGAAACGCTAATTGTTGCTGGGGAAATCAATTCACCATCAGAATCAAAGTAGGTTTGCTCCCCATTTGGCCCAACAGCAGCGTAAGTATATGGAAATATACTACTTAAGTTACCCTGACCAATAGGCTGATACTCTAAATAATATCCACCAATAAATATAGAATATCCTTCTGGACCTGCATAATAACCTGCAATTTTATTTGTATTCTTTGGACCAACAACACCATAAGGCCCAAATACATTATAGTTAATTCTATATCCACCTATATAACCCTGATTATTTAAAATATAGCCCCTGTCTATATACGACATAGCTTGACCTTCCGCACTAGACTGATAAAAGTAATATTGTGTAAGGCTATAAGATGATTCAGACTCATTAACCTTTGCTGTGAATGAGTTGATTGAATATGAAGTAGAAATATGTGGAGCTACATCTTTATATGTAAATGAAAAATATGTATCTGTAGTTGATTGAAAAGTAATATCATTTATCCTAGCTTTTCTTGTAGTCTCCATCACATCCCATCGAGTAGTTTCTTTTAACGCGCCTAGAACAGCGGTAAAAGTTGTCGAGCCCATAAACACATCGGAACGCGACTTAACATTTGTGGTGGTAATTTTATCTACTTCTTGTGATTCAAATTTAGCCGGAAAGTCTACGATTTGAGTAAATGCGAGAGAAGTTTTATAATTAAAAATACTAGTAGTACCATCTATTGTAGTAGATTTTACAGATGGAATATTCTTAGTTATTTTATCTTGTTTATGTTCAATTGTATATGTTTTATCAAAAATTGTTTTATCATTTAATATAGATACCTCTCTAATTGGTAATATTGGCAAATCAAATAATGTAATAGTATCTTTTCTAAATTTTAAAGTCGCTTCATCCGAGTAACTTGTGGCCTTAATTGAACTCGTAAGTACCATATCTTCATTTAGATCTAGATCCTTTTCATTATTATAAGAATTTTTTGCGACCCATAAAACTGCGTTTCCAAGCATTCCGCCTGGTGTATCATCTATATTTAAGTAATAGCCAAGATTATTTGTTTGAATTTTATACACAGTATCATAAATTCCCCAATCAATCTGTGTGTCATTATCGCCTGATTTAACTGTAAAAGCTAAATGTGAAATCTTTTTTTCAACTTCATCAGTACCATAACAAATAACTTGAACATTTTGTTTTTGTGTATAAAAACTAACTGTTAATTTCGTATCCTCTGTTTTTGAGCCAGTTTTTTCTATACCACCAGAAGTTGTCCATACATCGATTTCACTATTTGATTTTATAGTTGGTGAATATCTAAATAGAACTTCAGTAGTAGTAGATGTTTCTATTTTCATCGTCCGCGCTAGCGTTTGTTTATAAGTCCCCCCATATCCTCCAATATAAGGTATTTTGTTTAAATTATCTTGAGTACTGTCTTTTTCACCTAAAACCGTTTCACGGTATAGGTCTAAACTTACAACTTGATCTATTTTAGAATTAGTATTCTTACTACAAACATCACCATTATAGGCAGATTTAGACATATAAGTACCTTTTCTTGAAAGATAACTTTTACTCCAGTTATAATACGCAGTTTCGCTATATGAATACTGGTAACGAGTTGATCCAGTTAATGTTCGAACTTTACCAGTGCAACTCATTTTAAATAATAATAATTATCATACAGGGATTCCCCAACGGTTACTGCATAATTTTTTTGAGCACTTAGCCAAACTGCTGGCCATATATATATGTTGCCATTCGGAATCGTTCTATACACAGAGCCAGCTTTTATTAGACCAAATAAAACTTCAACTGTTGATTCAATTGCATTTATTTGTGGCTCTTGTATTTTTGGTGGGGTAGTATCTATTTTAATAGTTACATTTGTAAAAGCGATACCATTCGTAGATAAACAAGCTTTAGCGTAATAGAAACTTGTATTATCAATTTTTTTTACAATATCCCAATTTGTAGGTAAATAATTTAATAGTAATCCTGGAATAACACTTACGCTTAATTGATTTTTCTCATCGGATGATATAATTAAGTCCCATGGATAAATAGAGCTACTACCGCCACCTCGTTGAAATTTTTTAAATTGTGATGTAGCCATATTTATTATTATCCATTCAAAAGTCCAGTATATAAAAATTTTTGTCCACTTATTCGATAAGCCCCTAAATTATTAAAAATAATTTCTCCATTATTACTATATACAGGTTTCTTAAAATTAATAAATAAGCTTGTAAAAGGAGATAAATAATTATTAGATTTATTTATTTGTAATACACCAGAATATACTTGTAAAGTAGAATTATAACTTAAATTATTAAAAATATCATAAGATGGATTTTGATTTTGATAAGTGACACCTGTTTGTATAATCCATTTATTAAAACTATCTTTCCATACAATTCCCGTAATATATCCAGAAAATAATTGTGAAACAGCCCCTGTTACTATATATAGTCCACTATTTTCTTTAGTTATACTCGGGAAAAAACCAGAAAATAAACCAGACCATTCAGAGACACTTTCTCTTAGATTTTCTCCGCCGTTAAAATAGCGAGAAGGAATTTTAATAGAATTTAAATTAGTTGTATTTCTAGATAATTTTATTAAATTTCCACCCAAACCTGATTCCCGATATGAATATAAAATAATTTTATTATTATTTTTAAAACCAGTAACTCCTACAGTATTAGATAGAATCAAATTATTACCAGTTGCTCCAGAATTTAATATATTAATAAAATTATCTAAAGAATTAAATTCAAATTTTGATATAGGATTATCTGTATAAGTAAAAGTAATATTATTAATACTAATAGTATCTCCAATATATAAACCCGAGCCTGTATTATCTAAAAATATTAAAGAACCTGTTGCCTGTTTATATCCAATAATTTTATCTAAAAATACAGAACCAGCTATACCAGTACCTGTAATAGAAATATTATTCCATGTATAACTACCCTGATTACTAGTTATAAATCCAGATAAAAGACCAGTTTGATTAGAAACAAAATTAGTATATATATTAGAATTATATATGAATATTTCACTATTATTATTACTATTTCCAATAACAATATTATCTCCATCAATACTTGAAGCTACAGAAAAACCAAAATTAGATTTACCTAACACGCTTGGTTGTTGTATTTTTTGTTTAAGACCCCAGCCATTATATCCAGTATATAAATAAACACTACCGGAATTATTTGCAAATCCAGGCGATCCAATTATTAAAAAACTACAATCTTTATTTGAATATATAGAATTTCCAAAATAATTACCAGAAGAATTTACTTCTGGGTTACTAATATTTTTATTTATTACCAGTTTTTCAGACCCAACTTGATTAAATGGTAATCCAGTATAAACCCAAACAGAACCATTATTAAGATAACCCACATTACCAGCACCACCAACAATAATTATATTATTATTAGAGCCGCCCACATAGACACTTTCTCCAAAACCATCTATTGTAGTATCCCCCCATTTAGAATTATTTATCCCGAATTTAGCTAAAGCACACTCTCCAGTAAATTGACTAATACCACTCGGTTGATATTCAGAAATTAAATTAGAATTTATACCAGTATATCCGGAATATACACCACGATAACAGGGTAAGTAATCAAAATAAAAAGATCCAACATTTTCATCTATTGCTACGGGGTAACTAGAGTTCGATCTAGATAATGGGTCTGAAAGATTATAATTTAAATTACCGATACCAAAAACATAATTAATATTCTGAGATCTTATTGTTGAAGCTATTTTTTCTGCATAGTAATTATTAGATGGATTCTTAAAATTAATAGCTAATGGCGGGGTTAAAATATTATTATTTGGTTGTCCCCAATCTGCTATAGTAGCAAATGATAAAAGAATTGGTGTGGTAGTATTACCAACATCAATATTATCTTGTAATTGTAAAGAGGTTGTTCCACTTTTTAGCCCAAAATGTCCAAATTTTAAGCCACTTTCATAGACATCTGTTCTTGTAAATCCATAAAAGTCTCCACTAACAATTCCTTGCCAATTTAAAAATCCTGCATCCGAACGTACATTGCCTAAATTTATACCACCATTTCCAACAATAAAATAATTAGTTTTTGTAAAATTATTCGAGTCATTTATATAATGTATATAATCATAATTACGATTATTTAAAGTATTTCTATCAAAAGTTCCATTTGCAGATTTAAAATAAAAATTAACATAATCAGTATTTGATGGTATAGGATATAAATATTTCCAAGCATTAAGTGTACTGTCATAAGACATATTACCCGCTTGCGTATCGACTGAAATATGTTGTTGATCATTATAACTAATATTAATTTTTAATTGTGATGTATTAAATAAACCACCATTAGTATATAAAATTTGTAAAAATTCTCCTATTATTTCAGTAGTAATATTAGATGGATTTTGATAATTAAGTTTTAATCTTTCATAAATATGCTCATGTCCATTATATACAGCATCAGCTAAATGTATTTTCCATCCTTTATATGGAGATAAATTCGGAAACCCCCTGTAAACTCCACCAGTATTAAAAGAAGGGTGATGAAAAAATACAAATTTATATTTTGAATCAGAATTTTTAATAGCTTTATTAAACCATTCCTTTTGTTTGTTTGTGTATGCAATATTAGAACTACTTGATAAATTTTTATCTCCAATTCCCGCTCCATTAGTAATATTACCATCCTCACTACTTCCTCCAGATAAAGGCTCACTATCTAAAACAAAAAAATGAGTACTACCAATCTTAAAATCATAATATTTACTATTATTAGAAGTACTATTAAGCAATCTGCCCAAAATAGAAAAGTAAGATATAAATGAATTACCCAATCTTTGCTCTCCTATATTTGAATCATAATCATGATCGCCCAAAGCTGGAAAAAATAATTTACTAAAATTTTGAATATTAGATTGTAATGTTGTTACTAATGGCCATGTACTACCAATTTTTTTATAAACTTGAACCTTTCCAGAATTATAAATATTAGGATATTGTATATTATTAGATGGGGCGCCAACAGCAAGTAAATTACCATCTTGTGATAAATCAAGGGAATAACCAAAGCCTTTAAATCCAGTTATATTGCTTGTTAATCCAGTAACTAGATTAAAAAATGAGTTAGCAGAAGGTCTTTCATATATTAAAACTCCTGATTCGGAACGATTTCCTATAACTAACGTATTTTCTTCTAAAGATAATGATTCTCCTAAATATTGATTTTTAGAACTACCAGTAATGATTTGACTCAAAATCCAATTATTATTTATTCCAGTATATATCCAAACAGAACCAATATCTTTTAATGTATTATTAATTGTATATCTTGGAGCCCCAACAGCAATTATTGATCCACTACTATTTAAATCTAAAGAGTGTCCAAAATTCATTCCCTGTATATTCTTATCAACATATGAGATATCAATTAAACCTGTAATTGCACCGCTACCGCCACCAAAAGGATAATTTAATCTTAAAAAGTTTGTAGTTTCGGGTAAATAACCTGTATATAAACCATTTTTTGATTGAGAACTATTTAATCTTTGAATATTATTTTGGTCAAATAAATTAAAATTAGCATAATCATTATTTCCAGAAGACTCTAACCACTCGCAAAAAAATGGTCCATTTCCATTTTGATCGAGGCCATAGTTTCCTGTAACAAATATACTAATTGTTTTAAGATTTTTTACTAAATTAATAGTATTTATATCAACAGTGTTAAAAGAAAAAGGGCTATCAGTTGGTACTTCATATCCAGTTAAAAAGCCTGTAATAGTTGGAGAAACGCCTGTTCTAAAAAAAACTACTGTTTGATTAGGTGATAAAGTTTGGGTTAAAGTTAATGAGCTTTGACCCTGTTTACTATATATTGAAACATTTCCATATCCGGTGATAATTTCATCACTAAAGCCCGTAGAACCAACTAATATTACATCGCCTTTATGACTAACAGATATTGATTTACCAAAAAAAGTATTATTTGATACAAAATCTTGATTACTATAAGATTCCAATAAAGTAAAATCATTTATATAAGTTGGAAAATAATTAGATCCAGTAATAAGCACGTTATAAAAATAATCTATTTGACCTGTTGCATATCGTAACTGTTTTATAGAACCGCTAAGTGCTTTATTTAAAATATTTCCGTCATTATCTAAAGTTGTAGAAAAAATATAACCAGTTCCGATGCCTGTTAAAAAATCTTCTCCATAAATAAAACCAGAAAGATTATTAGTTATTAAATTACCAGTAGAAAATAAACTTCCTGTAATAATTTCATTATTATGACCACTTATATTATAATATTTAATATATATAACTTGGTCATCCGAAGATGCCATATTTAATCTATATTGATAATTTCTTTCATAAAGATTAGTTGAAAGATTTATAGCAAATTCATTTAAAATATTTTCAAAACTATCAAAATAAAATGGTGGAGAATTAATCTTAAAATTATATTCGGTTGTAATATTTCCAAAATTTGTATTTAATGTTAGTACGCCCAAAATTCCAGTTAATGGCGGAATCCCAGATTGTACCGTATCAGCAGGTATATCAGAATTATAACGAAAAATTAAATTACCAGTTTTTAACCCAGAAATAAAATTTTTATCAAAATTATATAAACAATAGTAATTTTGACTTGTAAAATTTCCAGAAAATATTTCAAAAGATTTTTCTTTATTTTTTTCCTTATTACTAATTTGGGCGAAAATATCTTGACCTAATGTTATACCAGACAAAGGTTGAATAAAAGTATACTTTGGTGTATTTCCATATATATTTATATTTGTTGAAGCAACTGTATCGTGGCTAGAAGCAAAAGTTATATATTTAAAATGATTACCAGAATTATATGAAAATAAACAAATTGGATTTTCATTAATAAAATAATTTAAATATCCAGATCCTATATTACCAGATAGATATAAGGTTTCTCTTGGGTTATATGACCATACGTGCCTTTTATAAAAATCCAAAACTTTACCGCTATTAAAAGTAAATAGTTGTAAATATTCATTATCCCCACTAAAACCAAAATTAAAAGTACCAGTAGAATTATTAATAGATAAAGATAAGTCGTAAGAAAATTCATCCTGACTAGCTATTGATCTATATACTGTACCAGTAATATCCATATTTACGTTGCGTTTATACTTGTTCTATTTATTTGTGAATTGATCTTTCTTACAAAAGAATCTACAGGAGTTCTTTGTTTTGGTCTGGTAGAAAAAGTGACAGTTGTTTTAAAACCATCATCTGATAATGAGACATCTAATCCAGATAAACCTTCCTTAACTGACAGGTTATCTATCGATGGTTCTCCAGCAAATACATATTTTATAGTTGTTTGTGGAGATGAATTAGTAATAGTCACAGCTTTAGGTAGGTTAGTTTTTCTAAGTAGTGAAAAATCATCATGTGTTGGATCCGTTACATTATCCTCAATTACTTCAAGTCTTGCAACATTATCTGCTGTTGCCCCAGTTCCTTCGAATTTAATAGTTTCTATAGCGCCTTTTTTTAAAAAATTTGCATTTATAGTATAATTATAGATTACTTGGTATTGAGAGTCAGAAGGTCCACATAATGTAAGACGACCAGATCCTAAATTTGCAGTTATAGATTTGGCTGATCTGGTGAGTAATCCATCAATCAATTGTTTTTCGGGCTTTTGTGCGGGAATTACTTTGTCTCTAGCTAGTTGTTCAGCCTTTTCTCTAGCCGTTTGGCAGGATCCAGCTTTATACACATCATCAAATGGCCCACAATTGTTTTCTGTATCACCGGAAGATTGGCTAATTAAATCTCCAATAGTTGTTTCCCTAGCATTATTGGAGGACCCAAAACTCACACTAAACCTTGGTAAAAGTTTATCTACTAAAGTTGATTTGGGTATTACGGCTAATACATTTGAAGTAGATGAAATTCCTGGTAGAGTTCCGCTAGAAAATTCATAATGCCAAGGTTGTAATTGTTCTAATTTTCCAATTAAACTTTCATTTAAACCAAGTGCCTCTGCAGCAGTTTGACTATCATGACTCATTGTGCCTTGTCTTACAAATAATTTTCGCCCTTTAAAACTAACGCCTTCCGATAACTCTTCTACATAAGAACCTTCGGGTTGCACATTTACATTGATTTCTATAATAGAACTATTACTACAATAAAAAAATTTACCGCTCTTACCTGAATGTTGATAATATTTTCCAAGAAATTGTATCGCCTCCTGCTCTACTTGTTGAAATGTATTTAACCATCCCTCATCAAAATCAGCATAATAAAAATCATAATTAGGTAATCCAGTTCCATCTATTTTTTCTAAAGCGGCAATATTTTCTGCACATCCCACGCTTTGTAAACCAGCGATTGCCTTAGCTTTTTCGGTAGATGATAATATTTTACTTGTTGATGTGTTATAACCACCAGCAAAGAAATAACCTTGATATAAAACCCAAATATTTCTTAAAGATTGATTAATATATCCTAAAAATCCAGCTGTTAGCATTTGACTTTGATTTCTGCTACCCCAAGATTCTCTATCAGATATAGAACTTACCGTACCATTTTTATTAAAAAAATATCCAATAGAATAGGGATTTATACCAACAGTTATACTAAATTTTGCTGTTCCTAGTAAACTCTTTATAGCCTCTTTAGGATATATTACATATGCAAACCCTATTTGTTTAAAAGTCCCTTCGGCCGAAACGGTTTTAGATTTTTCTAAAATATTAGGATAGCTTGATGTAGAAACATCCGGAACTGTAGAAATTCCGTTACTTGAATTATAATACGCAATATTATCTTGTGTAAAATCCCAATAAAATTCATTACCAGTCTCATTACACCATTGCGAAATTACCTCTCTTAAAGTCCCTTCATGTGTTGATCTATAACCCTCTGGCGCTTGAAAAGTAATATCTACTGGAGATACTTTTTTTAATTGATCTAAAGTATAGTATGTTCCAGGAACAGTACACTCACTATCTTTAAATTCTTCAGTACCAACATATAATATATTACCAGAATTTGACGCAGCCGCGCAGGAAGTTGCAGTCATATCTATTGATCCTAAATTAACTTTTTCAAATTGAATCGTACCTTGGACAAATTTTGGAACTAAATACTCTATATCTGAAAAATTAAACGTTTTTTTTACATCAAGTGATTTACCTTTATCGCCAAAGAATCCTTTTTTCCATAATAAAACATAATAACGATCTAAAATAACACTACCATCAATCAACTCGACTTGTAAAGTTTTTTGAGCGGCAGACTCATTTATAGAATAAGACCATGGAGTACCAATAAATCTAAAGCTTCCAAACGATACGCTTACTTTATTTTTACCTCCAATAGTGGGGGGTGAATAGGAACCTTTTGAATTTACTATATCTAAAGTTAATTTAGAAGGTTCTTTTGCATATCCAACGGATAGGCTTAAACCATAAATTACTCCACCATAATTTGGTCCAGTTATAACTGGTACATCTTCAATTGCCATTTTATATTACTCCTTTTTCCTTATTATTGTTATATTTACACTTAAATTTATATATAAAAAATTAATATTCTAAGTTATTTTTGAATAAAAAAACCATCATTACTATTTAATATATTAAAATTATCAGTATCCATATAAAAATTACCAGAAATTAAATCAAAATTGCTATTTTCAATATAATTATTATTAAGTTTTTGTTTGATCCCATTATAATAAATTAACGAGCAACCATGGTTAAAATTATTTAAAATCTTAAATGACCCACTATTAGTTATATATTTATTAAAACCAGAATCTATAGTTTTAATTAAGAAAAGTTGTGGGTCAATACCAGTTAAATCAAAATTAAAATTTAGTCCATTACTAGATTTATTATAATCGAGTCCAGATATTAATTTTTGACCATTTTGAAAAATAAAACTATTGCTGTTAGTATTTATTGGCAAAACAGTTCCAGATTTATAGTCTGTTAAATAAAAATAATTATTATCTCCACTTAAATTATCATAAAAAATAAAATCAAATTCATTTGAATCTTTAATATAAATTTTATTACCAGTAGTAAAATAATCAAATATTGGAGTATAAATAATATCATATCCTGATAAACCGCTACTATACCCTCCATTTGTTAATGTTTGACCATTTTTAAATAATATTAAATCTCCAGATTTATAATTTTTACTATTAATATAGTACCCATTAATTGAATCAAAATCTAAATCATTATTATAATCTAAATTTTTATTTATATAATTTTTTGTATAAGCTTCTATAATATCATTATTTTTTAAATTATCGTCCAATAAAGAGATATATGAGTAGGATAAAGATTTTAAAAAATTTTCATCTTGATAATAATCTATAATAAATTGTTGTTCTTTTCCTGTAGTACATATCGATTGTGTTGTAAAAACCAATCCTTGTCCAGTTATAAGTCCAGTTAAATTAATATTAATATTTCCAGTTGAAATAATTAAACCAGTAATTCCACTATTAATAATTATATTTCCAGTTATTAGTCCGGTTAGAGGCGTTATTTCATATATATTATTGGAACTTCCGCAAGTATCTACATAAGCACCTATTATATTTTGTTTAAATCCAGTTGTACCACTATAGTTAAAACCAGATAACACATTAGTATATCCAGTAATTCCCGAAGTTCTTACCGAAAATCCGGAAGAATAAGTTCCTGTAATACCACTATAACTAAAACCAGATAATATCGAAATACCACTTTGATAGCAATCTACCGTAGTATCTATAGTTACTATTTCTGGATTTGAATATAAACTTCTAGCTAAGTCGTCTGCATAAAATGGTAAATTATTTTTTAATATATAAAATTTGTCAATATATCCAATAAAATTTTGACTATTAACCCAAGGAATACTATTTTGAAAAGATCCACCTAAAAATAATTGATTACTATCTTTAAAAATGTTATTAAATATAGAAAAAGACTCGGTTTCAAATTCAAAAGTATTATTGTTATATTTTCCAATCGTTAAACTACTTGATTCTTTATATATATAAATTAAATTTTTATCACTAATAGTCTTTTGAAAAGTAAAAGAGAACGGCCCCTCTATAGGATTCCAATATTTAAAATATAATTTATTAGCCTGATTAATACCTAAAACATAACCAGAATAATTATTAAAATTATTTCCAGTAACAGAGGACAATAAAATTTCATCTCTATTATTAGTTTTTGTATATGAAATAAACATTAAAGCATTATCTATTTCAAATGGTTTATCAAATTTTACAATACTATTGCCATTAAAATATCCAGATCCAGTAAAATAAAAATCCAAAGGAGTGGTAGATATTAAATTACCAGTACTTGAGTAAGGAAAGGCCCATTCGTCTGGATAAACATTAGAATTACCATTAACTTTATTTCCAGAATAAAAACCAAAAGCCGCAAAAATATCACTTTTGGGTATGCCTAAAAATGATAATTTATTATTAATACCCGTATAGTAATTCATATTGTTTATATTTTACCCTCAAATGACCACGATCCATTAATCGTTACCGATTTAATTGAGTCGGTAATAGATATATCATATTCTTCTTCTAGAGATGTATTTTGATCTACATATAAATTTTTAAGTCTATTAATTTCTTTGGAAACCTCATCTTTTACAAAAGTAATAGACGTATCTATTTGCCCAATTGCTGTTACACTGATTTTACATACGGATCTATTTGCACATAATAAATTTTGAACATTATGTGCCCTAGGTACCGCAGCAGCAGGATTGGCGACATATATTTCTAGCGAAGGACTATATGAAACAGTTGAAGACATAGATAAGATTTGCGCATTAAAAGATCGAGTTTTATTACTAAATTTAGCTCTATAGTTAATTTCCGCGTTATATTCATTAAATGATATAGACTCATTTATTGGCGTGGAATTTAATGGATTAGAATTAGTAGGAGCATCTTTATTATACTCAACAAGAACAAGACTATAAGGAAAAAATTCTTTTGTATAGTAATTTAATACTAGTGGCCATTTAGTGCTATTATCTCCGTATCTTCCGAAAATTTTTGCAGAAATTTCTGATTCAGTAATGCATTTCAAAGGGTCTGTAATAGTTGTTACGGTATAATCATTTATAATATTAGGTAAATAATCATTATTATATGTAAAATTAAAATTTAAACTATTTTCATTCGGAGACTCTTCCACTAATTGTGAAATAGCTTTATTATTTAAATCAACATTAAAAATATTGCGAGTCAATGTATTACATAAATTATAATAATTAATATTATTAAACTCAGTTCGAATAGTATCTATGGTATTTCCGTTAAGCGTTCCATTAATATTACTAACAATTAATCCATCATTTATTCCAGAAGTTACGTCAACAGTATATTGCAAAAAAGCTGACTTTGGACTTTCTATATTAACATTTTTTTTATAAACCCCTACGTGGCTATAATTTCCATTAAAACGATCCACTTCTTCTGATACTGTTTGTAGTAAAAAATCATTTGTATTATTTTTACAAAAAATAGGTAGAATTTTATTAAATTGACCAGTACGACTATTTACCCACTCTTTAGCATTTTCAATCGCATTTTGATTTAATGTTTGAATTCCCTGGGCGGATAAACTATGTGTAAAAGTTAAAAAATCGCCATTTTCCTCTTGAAACTCAAAATTTTCTTCAGGATTAATGACACCATAACTTTCTTGAAAAAGACCGGAATCATAAACGGTAAATTCAATATTAAATGGTAATAGACCATACCATTTATTTTCTGGGAAACTAATTGAATTAACTACAGCAACATTTGCTTTATATATTTCAGTACCATTTTCTACAATTTTTAATTCTTTAAAATTATTTTTTAAATCATTAAGTAGTGATGATTTATAATTATAGAGATTATTAAATTTGGAGTTTTTTCCAGTAATTTGGCCGTCTAATGTTAAATTAGTAATTTGATTTGTTTTATTACTAAAATCAATATAATCCTGAGATATAGAAACAAAAGGTGTCGGAGCTATATCTTTAAAGATATCTTTACCATTGTAATAAATTATAAGATTATTATTCATTATGAATACAAATATGTAGCAGTTAATTTTACAGTTTTTTCTATCTCATCTGTAGTATAAATTATTGAGTCTAAATATGTATCAGAAACAAACGACGGTGTAAAATTAGAATTGCCACGAGTGCTAAAGGGTACTAAATCTTGAGCGATTGAATAAAAATTTTTACTATTGAAATCTGTTGAAAGGCATCCAATATTTAGTTCGACTGTGACCGTATATGTTCCCTGTTGTTTTAAAGATCTATTTTGTAAAACAGGAAATCCAACTCGAAATTGAGAGCCTGGAATAATAAAGGCTTTAACAATTGGTTTTAACCCAGTATCACTTTTTTCTAAAGTAATTTTAGTTATTCCATTAATATTATTTTGTTGAATTTTTTGATCATCTGTATAGGTATAATCATAACTTATTTTACCTTGATATTTACTTCTACTAATAGATGAAGATAAGAATTTTAAAGAAAAATTAGATGGTTTTATAGTAGCATATGAATTATAAAATGATTGGATTCTAGTAAATATTTCATTTTTTATCGTGTTAAAACCTGTTTCTGCAGATAAATACTTACTAAAAATTTTATCTAAAGCGCCATTTCCTGTAATTTCTCCAGATTCACTGACCGTCCAAACACCCTCTTCATTTTTATCTAAAGTTTGTATAGATTCAAATATATAATTATTATTCTCTCTTTTTTTATCATTATCAAATGAAATCGTATAATTAATAATTCCATCAAATTTATTAATTTTTACTGTTTTTTCAGTTTGAACTGTATTTAAATTTTTTGAAATATCAAATTTTGTTTTATAAATATTAAAAAAACTAATACATCTAGAATTTGCTTCGGTAATTTCTGTATTTAAACCTGTATAGGCATTAGCGTATAATGATGGAACGTCGTACTCACCTTTTATTTCACAGTCTTCAGTTACTGTAGCTATACCATCTTCATTTAAATTTAACGAATGGGTTCTTTTAATTGAGTAATTATTATTAATATTTTCATTATTATATGAAAACTTTTTTCTAAATCCGCACTTACCATCAATTAAACTATAATTTTCCGAATTAAAAACTTTAAAATTAGTTCTATAGGAATAATTACCCTCTCCGACTAATGATGGTAAAGTTTTTAAGAGTTCTTTTGCTAAAATTTGGGCTAAGATTATTAATGGAGTCGTTGGTTGTACTGAATCATATTGAATATCTATACTATGTTCGCCATCCAAAATTTTATTTTGAGAATCAAAATTAATATTAAAATTTTCACTAAAATTTTTCAATAAATATAAACTCTTGTCATTTAAATTTAACCCTGTAAATTCTTGTGAATTTATATTTAATAACGAACATTCTTCATATATTTCAATAGTAGCTTGATATTCTGTTAATCTTACCCAGTTACCACTATCTACTGAAAAAGCTGTGACTTTACCACGACCAAAAACTTCACCATTTATGGTTAAATTTTGAAATTCTTTTGTAGAATTAATCAAATCTTTTACTTGATTAAAAACACCATCAACTCCATTAAAACTTGCAAGATCTAATACATACCCACGTATTGAAAATATTTTTTTTGAAGAATACTGCAAGGAGTTTTCACCAAAAAATAAATTTTCATGATTATAACCTAATAAATTTACATTATTGAATATCATGTTATTAAATACTTATATTTAGGAAGTCGTTGGGGGCATTTTAATATTTAATTTTGTATAAATCTCTGATCTTAATTTATCTATTGCCACATTTACTTTTGAATCGAAATCAGACCCCACAGTTCCATTAACAACTGTATTAAAAGGCCCTATATTTGTATCTGCTGGTTGGGTTGTGGTTGAATTAGATGTGGTAGAATTGTTTTGAGCGTTATTAGTATTATTATTATTTTTTTCTTCAACCGTGGAACTTAATTTTTCCGCAGCAGCTTGTAAAGCTTTAGTTGCCGCAACTAACCCTTCATTTACAGCGGTATTATTCTGAGTTGCTGAAGTAATTTTTTCACGATCATTCGCCACTTGTTGCGGCGATGTTACTGTAGGCGCTTTAGGCCCTCCTGTTTCATTATTATAAATATTAGCTGGCGTTTGTTTTGTTCGCGTTGATTCGCCAGCCCTTGCCGCTGCATTATCATATGTTATTGGACTGAAAGGATTATTAGTTACATAGCGTTGTAAAGCTGTACCCATGGATACACCCATTTCTTCTCCTTTTATATCAGAATATTTAGGATTTAATAAATTAAAAATCCCCTCTTTTTCGCTTTGTATTCTGTCAAAACTATTTAAACCCATTCCTGTATTAGATCCAGCCGTGGTAGCCATGAACACAGGATCTGCCATGTCTGTTTGCGAAGCCAATTTATAAGGATTATAAGCGCCAGGTGTATTAGCATATTTTTCGTCAGAATTGTAGAAAAAATTACTTTCAGTAGGTCCCAACCCCAGACCCCCAGCCTGACTCCACTGTTCAAACTGTTTTTGATCTCTAGCTTTTACCGTTTCCGCCTCTATTTGTGAAATACTTTTTTGAGGAGATAATTGTGTAGTAGCTTCTTGTGTATTACTAGAAGCACCTAAACTCGAAGCGACTGCAGTTTTAATTCCAGATTCAATAACTCCAGCCCCACCTTTTAATTCTAAAGGTTTTTGTCCTTTTTCTATTAAATTAGCATTAACCTTTTGTAATTCTATTAACGCCTGTGCTTGTGTTGTATTTAATGTTGTTAATGATTGAATACTAGGATCATTAGTACTTAAATCTGCTGTTTGACTAATAATATCAGCAAATGCTGGATCTATTTTTTGTAATTGTTGTAATGCGGGATTTTTATATCTCCCAACGATTTCATTAAACCTTTTTTCCGATAAAGACCCCGTTGCTGCTGATACTTGTAATTCTGAAATATTTTTCGCACCACCCAAGGAATCTATAGAATCTTTAAATGCTTGTAATTCTATTCGAGTTAAATCTCCACCCCTACCAACGCGTTCTTGTTGTTTTATTAATTTATCAATAGAAGATAATTGAGTTGTAATATCACTAGTTCTTCCGGTAACCGCCCTATTAAAAGCCTCTCCTTGTGGATTTACTTTATAAGCGCCTCCAGACAAAGTTTTTAATTGCGTAATTAATCTTAAGGATTCTCTACCCAAATCAATTGTAGAATCATTTTTAGGACGGCCTTGAACCGTACCCTTTTCTGCAGATAACCTTTCCTTAATTAATGGTTTAATTGTTTCAATTGTACTCTGTATTGGGGCTATTAAACCGCCCTGTGTTGGTTGTAAAAATTCATCTGCACCACCAAAAGCTCCAATAGTTTGGTTGAGTTTTTGCATAAGAATTTTCTGCGTAGCTTCTTTTGCTAAACTGCGTCTTTGTTGGTATGCTTTTTGCGCTTGATCGAGTTGATCAGTATTAAATTTAGCTAATGCTAATTCTATTTTATTTGTGATCTCAGAATTAGAACCGAGACCAAATGAGGCGATAGAAGAACCAATGCCTTTTAAAAATTCTCCAGAGTCTAAACCGCTTGTAACATCTGATACAAGTGATTCAATTGAGGCAATTGTTTGACTTAATTTTTGTTCTTCTTGTAGGATCTCTGATGTTTTTTGTTCTGTATTAGATTGAATCGCATCAGCGCCTTTTTGAGATGGACTAGCTAAACTATTTCTTAATTTTTCAATTATTTTATTTTGATTTTCTTGAGAAACGTCTTCAAGTGCAGATCGAACCGAATTTTTTAATTCGATTGCGCTACCTGCAAGAGCAGATCTTTGACTTTCTGCTATGGTTGCTAATTCCCCCCCAATTTCTAATTTTCTACCAAAATCCGATCCAGTGCCAACTACAGATTCAACTAAATTTTGTTTATTTGTAAATTTATCTGCAATTTTTAAATTATTTTCAAAGCTTAAAGCTCCTTCATTTAAGTTGTCAATCGCTGATCTCCATAAATTTTGTACAGCGATATTTTTTTGAATTGAATTTATTGTAGCATTTACTGCATCGGTAGATTTTTTAAGTACATCGTTTCGTGCTTCATTTGCTGTAGCATCTAATAAAGCCGCATCTAAGGCATTTTTTAAGGCTTCTGGGCCTTCGTTTAAAGCTCGAATTAATTCTTTGAGAACATTAGAAAAACTTATAAGGTCATCATCGGCAAGATTTAATAATTGATTTATATCTTGAGCTTTTGTTTCTGATTCTGGTATAATATTTTTAAGAATACCTTCTAAATCCAACAAAGAATTGCTAAGACCTTTACCACCAGATTGAAAAGGATCACTTTTTTTAGCTAATTCTTGCAATTGTGGTAAACCAACGTCTTTCTGTCTTTGAAAATTTTGTTGAACAGCCTCTTGTTCAGTTATTTTACCAGCTTTTATTTGATTTTTTAATTCTTGTGGTAATGTAGATAGATCTTTAAACAAACCTGTAAAGGAATTCCTTAAGAGTTCAGCGTCCGCCTTTCCTTGCCTATTATTTGGGTTTGTATTAAAGCCTCCTGGAAAAACTCCAAACGTTTTCTTCTCCTCTAAAGCCTGTAATTGGACAAATCTTTGGGCACTCCCAGTTTGTTGAATTTTTTCCTGTAAAACTATAGCATATTCTTCTTCTAAGTTACCGACTCTAGCTGCTTTTGATAATCTTTCTCTATCCATATCAGATAATTCTGATAAGGCTTTTGCATACATATCACGCGCCTTAGAAATATCTTCTTGCGAGGCGTCATTAGCCATTAATGACGATAATTCAGAAGAAGAAGATAGTAGTCTTTGTCCAGTATCTCCAAATTTTGTAAGATCTTGACCAGCTTTTTGTGCTGCGCGTGCGAGTTCTGGTATACTACCAGTTAGTTCATCAACAAGAGCTGGTATACCTAATATAGCACCAGTAGCAGCACCAATTCCAGCCCCAAGAGCCCCAGGCGCTATCATTGCCCCAGTTGCAGCAAAACTACCGACTTGACCAATAAAACTTGCTGCAGCGCCTGTTTTTCTCGCCCCAGGGGTTTCTTGCCCAGCAATATTTTTAATTGTTTCAGCTAAAATTGGAGCGGCAGCAGATAATGCAAAAGTATTACTTTTTAAGAATAAATTGCTTTTTTGTCCAAAGCCTAGTTTAGCATCTTTTTCTGGAGCGGCAGCTAAACGTTTTCCGAATTGCTCTTTAATTGCTTGTTGAATTTCTTTACTAGTCGCTCCGGACATTTTACCAAGACTTTTTTGTAAAGCAATTTCTTGTGCTAATCGTCTTCTTTGAGAATTCGCAGCATCTTTAGTAGTTTGTGTTAAGTCTCGTAAAGATTTTTGAAATTCATCTTTATTAAAAGCAAAAGAAAATGCAAGTCCGGATAATTCAGCAGTAAGAGCTGTAATTGCAGTTCCAGTATCTGCTGCTTGTATATCTGGATCCGTTATCGCAAAGTTAGGAATAAAACCTGTTGCCTTACCACGATTTTTAATTGCACTATTTCTTGCCGCACTTGTTGGTTCATCAATTTTATTAAATACTCCCAGACCTAATGGGTTATAACCTGTGGCTGCAAGGCGTGCATGTTGTGCAATATAAATTTTACTTTTAGGAATTCCAGCGCCTTGTTCACGAGATATAGCGTCTTGTAAGGCGGAAAAATTTGGAATAAATCCCTGAGCGGCTAATTTAACCCCTCCACGAGAAGAATCGTATGGAATTCCAATAACCGAAGCCATTTTTTTAATAAAACTTACCGTTGAGTCTGGTGATCCATCTGGAGGCCTGAATTTCAAATCTGCCGCAGCAAAACTTGAAAGATTCGGGGCATTAAAAATATCCTGCAATTTTGTACCATTTGGACCACTTAATTCATCTTTAAAAAATTCAAATCTTTGATTACCAGCCTCTTGTTTTACCGATTTACTCAAAGCCCTATTTACTACTGCTTCGAATAAACGCCCATATACTTGAGAAAAAGCCGATTTATCTAAAAATTCATTAAATTGTCCGATTGGAAGCAATTTAGAACTAGTTGGAAGAACTTGTTTAGCTAAATCTTCAATTATCGGAGTAAGTCTATTATTAATGTCATCTTCAAATGTAAATGGATTTTTTGTACCGAGACTCGTGAAACTATATGGAACCGGCTTACCATCTTTTGTTAGTTGAACTTTACCAGCAGTCTTTTTTTCCGAGCCTTGTGCTGCATATATATAGGCAAATTTTCCCTCGCCTTGCAAAGCGCGACCCGTTGTTTTAACGCCTTGCCTTGCAGCTGCTAGTTGCCGAATATCTCCTTTAATTTCATCATCAGATCTTTGACCACCTTTTTTATTAACAATCTTTACTAACTCATTAAATGCTGGAGATCCCGTTTTGCCAACTTTAAGCTGTAGACTTTTAGCATATTCAACATATGGCCCAACATTTGGCGTAGCTGCAAAATTTGGAATAATTCCTCTTGGAATAATTCCTTTTGCAGCATAATGTGGAATAACCATCGAATCTCCATTACTACCAACTCCTGGATATTCGGTTTCTTGGTCGTTCATTACGAATTTACGCCCACCGATTGTTCCTTGCGACATATGCGGACGAACACTAGGTGTTGCCCCCAAAGCCATTGCCTGTGCTTTTTCTATAGCCCCCTCTTTTACAAAATTTGGTATAAAACCAGCGGCTTTTCCTGTACCTATTTTTTTGGCGATTGGTACATTTGGAACGCCACCTTTAACACTAATGCCTGCCTGTGCAATAAATGCTTTTGAAATTTGTTCGGCTACAGTAGCTTGTTTTTGTAATTCGATTGTTTGTTTTTGTAGGCTACCTAATAAACTATTTGCAGCATTATTTAAACCTTCTTCACCTTGTAAAGCTAATTGCAAAAGGGCTGGATTTTTTGCTAAAATTTGATTTATACTTTGCTGTAAATCTTTTTGCTCAATTGCTGCGGAATTTAAACCAAGAAGTTGTTGTACACTACCAACCGCAAATTTACTTAAATCTTTAAATAGCTTAAGCAAAACACCACCGATTAATGCCAACCCAGGACCAGAAATAAATTGCCCTATACCATCTAAAATACCGCGACCCAAAACAGTACCGAGATTTTGGCCTTCACTTTCATTCATGCCCCCTAATAATTGATTTGTACCACCAACTAAACGATTTGCTGAAGGGCCTAACAACCTTTCTCCAGCAGAAGCCGCTAATTGTCGAGCATTTTCTTGTAAAGAATTCAGTTGTGCTGCATAAGTTTTATTTAATTCTTCATTACGACGAATAGCTTGATCTGTTGATCCGGAAGATACATTTAATGCACTACTATATACAGAATATTCCTTTCCTAAATCAGCAAGAGCAGCTTTTAAAATATTAATTTGAAAGACGCCGCCTACCTGCTCTGCTACATATGATTGTTGTTGTGATCCAAGTTTATCATATACAGAACCTAAATCTTGTAATAATTGAATTGTAGATTTTAACTGTCCCGAACCATTAGTTGTTGTAATCCCTAAACTTTCTAACAAATCAATAACTTTTCCACGTTGTAAGCGGGTAAAAATAGTTTTAAAAGAGTTACCAATAACAGCGCCACCACGAGCGGTAGTTTGTTGTGCTGATGTAACTATAGCAATAAGTTCATCTAAATTTACTCCTGATTGTGCTGCGCTACTACCAACACGACTAATAGCATCAGCAAGATCACCAGAGCTTACGGCAAACGCAGCATCAACATTTGCAAATTTATTAACAATTTCGCTTGCTGTTACGGCTTGGCTAGCAAATGAGTTTATGGCAGCAGTAAGGGTTTCAACACTTTTAGCGGTATCTAACCCACTTAAACGTGAAAGAATAAGGGCATCACTTGTACGTTTTAAAGTTTCTTCTATCCCAAGACCCTGACGAGAAAATTCTGTCGCCGCAGTCGCAACAGCTTGAAAACTTTGTCCAGTATCTTTTGCAATACTAAATAATCCACTACCAAATTTTTGAAGCTCCTGTGTGGAAGCATTTAAAATAACATTAATATCTGCTAAAGATTTTTGAACCTCAATTGTAGATTGTACTAGCGCGCTAAAAGCTTTTTCTACCCCAAATATAATTCCCGCACTAGCTCCGAAAGCAATAACGCGAGCATTAGAAGCATCTAATGATTTATTAAATTCATTTACTTGTCCAGTAATACGGCCAAGAGGTTGATCTCCTTTTGATTTTAAATTTACCGTATAGACTTTATTTACAGTTTGCTGGATATCTCTATCCAGACGCCTTGTATTACCACCAATGTCTAATGTAATAGCCGCCATAATAATTCCTTAGTCCTTTATGTATATTAATTACACATAATTTAATTATTTTCGCGTGCATTTAAATAATCATTTTTTTCTAAAATACCACCTTTTTCTTTCGCTAATTCTAGTAGGCTTTTACCTCCGAATTTCTCGACTTTAATACCCATTTTTTTTAAATCTTCACTTGTAGCGCCTACTGGATTTGATACAGCATTTTTACTATTAGATTTTGAAGAACTTTTAACAGTTTTAGAATCCTCTGATTGATAATTATCAACATATTCTACAAATTTTGCTGGAGAAGATAGTACTTCCTCTGGTATAGACTTTCCCATTTCAGCCTGATTTTTTATAAAATATTTATACATTTTGCCATATAGTAATAAATCAATTTGATACTTACTACACTTATATGTTGGCTCTCCCCAAAAACTAAAAGCATCTTCATTTAAATAGACAAGATTTTGAAAAAATCCTGATCCAGCTGCTGTTTTAATATTTAGTTGTGACAAATATGATGAATAATTTGAATATATATTTTTTAATTCATTTATATCTGAATCACTATTATAATAGTCATCAATATTTTCAAATAATTTAAATTTAAAATTTTCATCTTTATATGTAAAAGATATTAATAACTGATCTGATAATTTATTATTTGCAAATTCTTCTAATGTAAAACCTATAATTTCTTTACGTTCTTTTTGATATGTGAATAAAATAGATTGATTTCTTTTTATTTGTTTATCTATGCCCTCTTTTTGGGAGTGGTATAATAGTTTTTCTTTTGTTTTAAATAAATTTTGTATTGTTTTTTTTAAAATAGAAATAGTTTCTTCTTTATCATTAGACCACCAATTATTATCAATCGCTTCTTTTAATTTAGTTTCTTCTAAATATAACCCTCTTTTTTTGCCTTCTCGTAAGAAAATATCATAATTTGAATAATTATTAAAATGTTCTGCTAGCGTGGCATGTTTAAAATAAACTGGTATTTTATCTAAAAAATTTAAAGTAAATTTATTACATATTTCACTATAAACTCTACCATAGTCGTAACTATTATCCACATTCTTAGGGTTTAATTTCTTCTATCAAGGAAGACTCTTCAGATATAATTTTAGTCTCCTCTACATCTATTTTATTTTCTTTTAAGAAATTTTTATCAAACATTTCAAAATCTTCTTTTGTATCGATTCTTCCTAAAAACCAAAGTGTAATCAAATATGTTACACGCCTAATTACTCCTAATAAAAATTCATATTTATTTTCATTATCTTCAAAAGAATCATATTGAATTAACTTTTCTTCAAAAGTACTTCCTTCAAAAAGTGTTTGGTAATCATCTTCATTTTTTTTATACGCAAGATTCATTACCCACCATAAAATAGTTCTATTACGAGCTTTTGCTTCAGCTGTATTTTCAAAAATAGCAATTTGAGAAGACTCGAAATTTTGAATTTCTCTACGAATATCATCCAAGTCATTAATTAAATCATTTGAACGGGTTTTTTCGGCTACTGTTCTTTCCCCCTCACCTTTAATTAGAATTGATTGTAATTCGAAAGAAAGATCTCTAAACTTTAAAAGTAAACTACCATACTGCTCACGTTCTTGATCACTAATACTTCCACCACCATTTGAAAGAATAGTCCCCCATGCAGCTTTAGGTAATACACCAGCTTTTGCAAAACGCGAGGTTTCAGTGGCATAAAAAAGCTCGCCATCTTCACGTAAACGTCGATTTGGTTTTAGTAATGCAAATTTTTTGATTACAGTTTCCTGACTGCCATCATCTTTTTTAATAACATTCTTTGCGTCAAATTCATATAGCCATTTATTCATATATTTATATTATTTATTTTTTAATTTAAAATCAAAATTATTTAGTTCTTCTTCGATGTTCCTAGAACAATTGTTCCCATAGTCAAGAACACGTTTTCTTAATCTTTGAAAATCTTCTTCACTAATTTTATCTTGACCTTTAAGGTCTTCAAGAATATATAAAAAACTTAAATATAGTTTTTTTATATCTCTAAATAAAAATCCTTTAATAAAATCATTTAAATTAATATTCATCCTTTATAAACCTTTTGCCTAAATTAGATTACACGTAACAAAAAAAATGGGCACCATAGGTGCCCATTTTTCTATATTATTAGTTTTTTTAATAAACAGTACTTAGACTTGTATTAGTGTATGTACCAGATATAAATATACCACGATCAGTTTGTTGTGGAGAACCTAACTGTACTTCATATTTTAGATTCGTACTTGCATTATCTCCGATTGAAGAGCTGAAACTTTGAGAAACTAATTTAGCATTTTTAAATTGATAAATTAAAGAACTCATTTTGCTAGTTCCGCATCCAGGTCTTTTCATGTCAATCTGGAAGTCTTGATTTGGATCATTACATAATAGTTCTGATAGGCTTCCAGTTTTTAGTTCACCAACATTTGCATTTATTTCCAAACTAGCTGTAACTGGAAAATCAATTTCACGAGAAAATGCAAAACGATTTCCGAGTTTTTGAAGTGGGGTACGTGAAAGATCAAAAGATAAAGTAAAATCTTGGATTTTTAACTCATTATCATCAAAACCAAAGGCTCCAGAGTTAGAATTACTACCACGGATCATTTTTAAAGTAATATCGCCTGGTTGTAGAGCTGTTGGAATAGCGATTCCTGTAATTGATTTAGCTTGTGGCAAGTTAAACGCTGCTGTACTTGCAGTGCCATCAATAGCATTCACAGATGGGTTCGCCTGTTTATTATCAACTCCAGTATAAATTCTAATATTTAAAGCTTCAATTTGTACATCAGCAGATGGTATTTCACCTACAGCGCCCTTAACACTATATGATGTAATAAATCCATTGCCAATACCAATAACACCAGTATTTGCATTAGTATAACCCGCAGCATCATTACCCTCGTCTGCAATTAAAAGATAATAATTTTTTTCATCAGTAGTTTTATTTAAAAGACCAGAAATGCATGAACTGAGTTGACTGTCCCCACTCGCAGCAACTGTAAATCCAAGCAATTTTTCATTACGTCCATCGTTAACATAATATGAGAAACTAGAGGTAACATCTGGTGCTTGGACTTCAATACGATCAATAGCTGATAAATTACCATACTGGTTAATATCCGTAAAATTACGAGTAAAATCTTCATCAAAACTTTGTACTCTTGATAATTGTAAAATATCGCCAGCACCAGTTTGAACTCCAGTTACAGTTATTGCTCCAGCAATGCCAGTGAGTTGGCTTGCGTATAAAGCTAATACATTATAAATTGTTCTATTTCTTGCCATAATTATAATTACATTAAATATTTATATGAGACACTCTTTATTTAATAGTTTCTTGGTTTTCTTATACTTTTTAATTCAAAATCTACAATAGCAGCCATACATTTTTTATTCACAAATAAATTTGTAAATTCATCAAATTTTGATACGCTAACCCTATCAATATATACTAAATTATTAAGATTTTGTGAACATAAATCTGTATAATTAAAACTCGTCCCTAGTTTTAAGTCTCCTAAATAATTAAAAGGTAACATATCAGATTCGAAAACTGGAAAAACTTTTCTAGCACTATCTGCAAGAATAGAAGTAACACTATCTAATGAAAAAATATCTTTAGCTAAGACGGTACATGTAATTAAATTTTCAGTAGTATCCAACCCACCAAAAGCAAAAGGTTTATTTTCATTTGATTTTAATTTAAAAAATATACATGGATAAGGTAAATCTATAGAATTTAAAGTGCCAGTTACTGTAGTTACTCTAGGAGTAATTGTATTTGACTTTTCAAATAATAATTTTTCTTCACGCTCATCTGTATAGTAGATATTAAATTCTTTAAGACTATACCTTGCAGTTAAATTATTGTTTTGAACAACATTATTATTAAAAATGACACGCCCATAATTATAATGAATAGCTAATCCACTTTGTCCTCGGGGAATAAAAGTATTATTAGAATAAACTCCACTAGGTATTATGGCACCATTTATGCTCGAATCGTAAACCCACTGTTTGAATGGTGACCCATAAATAGAAGTATTATTATTAAAATTTGGATCAGTAGTCGCATATAATTTTCCAGTATAATTAATAAATGCTTCACCTCTTGATAAGACCTCATGATCTAACCACAGAAAAAAACTTGAAGTTAAATTATTAAGATATGAAGCTTTCATTTATTTATTTTTAATTTATTTTGAAATCTATTGTATATAGATGTAAAATATTTTGTAGGTCTATAGATTCTACCACTATAATTTTTACGAGTTTGTATGCCAGTACCTGAACGAGATTCTTCAAATTTTCCATACAAATAAGCGCCAAGCCCAGAAATACCCTGTTCTATTCCGAATAACCAACTACGACCACTTTCCCAAGGCATTTTGGTTGCACTGATTAACTCATCTTTTGATGGTACGTTAATACGAAAAACAAATCCATTATTTTGTCGCCCCACCCTTTTTTGTACAGATATCTTTCTTAGTAATTCTTTGACTTTTTCGGTAGGATAATCTCCGATTCTAAACCCTATAAATGAAAAAAGATTTCCATATCCACCCAGCGTTCCAGAAGAGTTGTCAGAATTTTCTCCAGCTTCTAATTCTTGCGTAATTGGATGCGTAGAAAATTCTTGTATTAACTGCTGCTTTTCTTTTTCAAAATTCTCTTTAACTATTTGCATAGCAACATTTTTAACAGCATTACTATTATATACAATATTTAGAAGTTCTTTTTTATTTATTTGTCCAGCCATATTTACTCGCTTTCTTCAAAATACATGGTATAAAAATTTACATCAAATAACCCATGCGGTTGAGTGGATCCAAAAAATTGAACATATTTTCCATCTATTTCTATACGTTCGGAACCATCCAAAAAATCTACAGCATCTTTTTTAACTTTTAATCTACATACATTTCCATGAATTTCTTCTTTAATTTCTTTATAACCTTGTAATGCTTGTGGATCAAGCCATTTAATTCTGGCATCAAATACTCCACTTATAGGCGTATATTGGACTTTTAATCCGTCTTGATTATTACCATATAAAAAATTATAATTTAAGTCTGTAGATATAACAGTTCTAATTGGTGTTTTAAATACAATAATTTTTCTAGAAAATGTATCATGTATATCATTAAATACATTTCCATAAGCTAATTTTTGTTCGTCTGTTATAAGCGATGCCATATTAATAAGTTATCCGCGCGTATTCTTGAATAATATAATTACTAACGCCTTGAGTGTCATCTCCAGCAACTTGATCTGGTACCGCGTTGTATTTAAGATAAAGTTTAACAGCTTTATCTAAGTCTTCTTTTGCGTCACGAGCTAAAGATCTAAAATTTTTAGAAATTTCATTCTTATTTACTCTTGAAATAGAACTATCGCCTTCACGTAAATTTATCCAGTCACCACCCACACTTGCTGCACTTTTCGCATTAACTCTGGCTTCATTTTTATAGTACTCATAGTCAAATAGCATTTTATAGATTGCTAGCTGGTCATTAGACGGACTAGGATCTAATAAGTACCCAAAGGTACCACAATTGGCATCAACTTTTTTATTAGTAAAAACAGTGCCAATTAAATTATTTAATTTTCCTATATTTGCGTCATCTAAAAACCATGCCGCTAATCTAGAAATAGAATAATTTTCGGGTTGACCTAAATCATTATGTACACTATAAATGAATTTTGTAAAATATTCGTCCACATACTATTTTACACAAAAAACTAGGCACCTTCTCTCAAGATCTTTTTGGCTTTCGTATCTAAATCTTCCATAGATTTAATTCCTTCAGCATTAACTGCCGTTGCATTATAGCGCGAGTTCCATTTTGAAAACTCTTGAGTTAGACGATCCATTAAGACCTTACGATCTTCTGTAGGAACCAGGCCTACTTTATAAGCATGTGCTTGTAAATCAGTCATATTCATTTCTGTTAATTGTCCACGATATTCATCGGAACTTTGTGCAGTATATATTGATAATGACTCGCCAAGAATTTCATCTAGTGTCATTGGCGCACGCTTTACTGTTCCAGACTCATCTTTCCCATGAATTTGTAGCATTTGTTTGGATGGACGACCTCTTTTTTTAGCATTCATATTAATTATTATGATAATTTGTATAAAAATAATCTAATATTTTTAATATAAAAATATATTTTTAATTTTAGGATTCATATACATCGCTGCTGTCGCCATATTAGATACTGGATGAATCAAATAATCTGATTTACTTAAAATAAAACTTTCTAAATAATGATATGCCCCATCTATAGCACGCATATTATTTACATGATGTGGTTCAATATCATCAGCATTGTTTGATCGTTTTATAAATTGGTTATATATAATATTATAGTTTTTTTTAAAAAAATTTAAACTTTCTAAATTATCTATCGCACAAACTAAAATATATTTATTTATATTTAAAGTTTCTATTGCTGAAATATATTTATCAAGACTCGGCATAACCCCATTCGGTTGTTCACGACTTAAGTTATTATTTCTAATTAATAAGCCAATTTTAGGTATATTTTTATATTTTTCTAATTGATTAATATAAATTGTATTATATACTTGATTTAAATATTTTGTATGTACTATATATTTATTATATATTTCGTTATAATCAAATTTCCATTTTGGATCATTTGAGTGATACTTATCTATTATATATGGACCAGTATCTTTTGAATATAAAAATTCTTTTATTTTTATTTGTTTTTCATGGTCTTGTAAATGTGAATTATATTCTTCAAATAAAATTTTGAAAATACATCCGGAATTATATCTAAATACTTTAGTATCCTTCATATTCCATAAAACTTTATTAATATTATTATTATAATATTTAAGTCCTTGCATCACTAAATTAAATTGAGAAAAAAAACCTCCACCATAGTCATGTGGAGAAAAAATAATATCCATTCAAGTCTTTTTACACTAAAAAAAAAGAGCCGCCCCGAAGGACGGCTCTAATTTTTTATCTATTGATTGATTTATTATGTAACAATCAAACCAACAGCGGCACGAGCATCAACAGCCACGCGACCTTCTTCTACGAAACTGTAGAAGCCGACCTTTTGACTGCGCGATAAGAACTGATCATCAGGAAGAACCTTGACTTGACCACGGCTTTCGCTCTGAACTGCTACTGGGCGCAAGAAGGCATTACGACTTGCATCAATACCAACGATAAGCTCACTCGAAGAACTTACGAAGGCACTGCCGCCATCATATGCCGTACTTCCAGCAAAAGTAGAGAATAAATCGTTATATTTACGACTAGTTCCTAACTCAAGCATTTCATTGATAGTTACGCCGAAGATTTCGGTTGCACCAGCTGCACGATAGATTTGTTCACGAACACTATCAGGAAGAGCTATAGAAGTAGCACCACTTGTCTCAGTTTTTCCAGAACGCGTGTTCATTGGCTGATAAGCAAATGCGCGAATCTGAGCTTTAACTTCTGGACTTACGAATAAGTCTGTCAAACCACGGCTTTGGAAAGCTTGTGGAGTGCCACCCGTGTAAGCAGAGTTAAGTCTGCGAACAAGAGTCCAGAGTCTATTCATGTCATCAAGTTGGAACACATCACTAGCAGTGCTCTTGAGAATGTGACGAGTACCTTGCGTACTTGCTTCGGCCAAGAGTTTGAGAATAACAGCCCATGCATTACGCTCTTGTTTAACCAAGATTTCATTGGCCATACGCTCTAAACCAGCAGCAACAACGTCGAGGCGAGCCCTACGAACATAACGCTTGTCCATGGAGATAGCACTATCAAGACGATAGGTATTAATCTTCATCTCTTGCATGCCTTGAACAAAGTTTGTTGGGAGTCCACCACCGACAGTCTGCGACCAAACGCTTACACTACCCTCATTTTGACCATAGTATAAGTCGAGAGGGATCGAAGGAGCGTCCTCATCGTCAAATTCTACGTCACGATAGATCATACTGGCTGTTCCAGCTTGTTCGAGAACTTGCTGAACAACAGTACTGATGAAAGCTGCGAAAGCTTCTTGGGCTTCCAAAGCTACAGTTTTATTGTCCGAAGCAAGAGCCTTGATAAGCTCGATTTGCTCAGGATTTTTTTCGAATTGAATTTTCATATTTTAATTTTTTTCTATTTAATATTAGAGTTCGATCTTGAGTAAGGCGAATCCATCAGAACCTGTAGGTCCAAGGAATTTGCCGACTGTTGCAGTACTAGCACTATATGCTACTACTTTAAGATCTCCACCACCAGCATCAGAAACGGCTGCGCCGCTACCAAATCCTGGAGTGCCAACAATACCGCTAACAAGAACAATACCTTTTGTTAAAATAGGAACTGCTTGACCACTGACGATGACATCCATCTCAGCTGCCTTGCGTGGGTTAAAAATAAGTTTTTCACCGTTCTCGTCAACAGTACGTACGTCTTTTAAGAGCATTCCAACGATTGCGCCTTTGCTCGCGCCAGAAACGGCGGGACCAACAGACCAAGGAACGTTGTATTGCGCTGAAACAGTATTACCGTATGAAGAGAGGTTGTCTAAAGATGTAGCATCAAGTAAATTAACTCCATTGCCGTTAACAGTGACTACAGTACCTTTATTGGCACTGGCACCACTGTAAGCAAAAAGGTTAATAACATCATGCTCATCGTAATCTCTGAATGGTTTTAAATTTGCCATAATATATTTTTCTTTCTTTTATTTATTGATTTTTACGCTGTTTTTATTGAAAGCCGCACTGATCTTTTCGACCAATGTAGCCTCTTGAGGCGAGGAAGCGTTCGGAAGGACTTCTTCCTTTACCTCGACACTCGAAATTACTTCTTCTACAGTTTTTTCGCTAGCTATAATTTCAGCGGCCTTCTCCTCTTTCATTTCTTTAGGGGCTGGCTCGCCTTCTTTCATTGCTTCTTGTTTTACAACTTTAGCGGACTTTTTCTTTGCCGCTGCGAATGTAGAAAACTTCTTGTACCACTTTTCAAAAGCCTCTTGGCTATCGAGAGTGTTTAAATCTTCAGCGATGATTGTACGATCTTCATCTGTCAAATCGAACTCTTCGTCAAGAATTGCCATACGATGTTGAAAAGTAGCTTCAACTTCTTTAGCTTTCAAGGATTCTTGAATTGCAACAAACTCTTCTTTGACTTTATCACTGTCAGCCTTAATTGCGTCTAAATCATTTTTCAATGTAGCAATTTGGTCTTCAGCAGCTTTAAGAGCGGTTTCCTTTTCTTCGACTTTAGATTTCCATTCGGTTGCTAACTCTGCGATCTTGTTGGAAATAAATTCACGAACATGACTTGCAGCAACTTCTTTCATGGAGTCGTCTGTAATATCATCAACATTTTTAATGTGCATAATATTTTTTACATTATTATTTTGTGTTAGGACACTTTTTTTATTTATATTATTTTCAGAAGCTGGAAGTTCATTTTCATTTTCTGTTTCCATCTCTGTATAATCTTCGCATCCACATTCAGGGCAAGCATCAGCTTTTACCCCGTTGTATCCGCATTTTGCGCATGTATATTTCATATCTGTAACTTCGGCACTTGTTTCAGCTGGTTTATCATACGAAATAGCAATACCACTTACTTCAGCGGCTGGAGTATTTGTGAAACCAATTCCTAATGGAAGAACACTACCTTGTAAATTTAATAAAATTATATCGCCATCTTCAGTGGATCCATTACCACCGAATACTTTTAGGCGATCTTTTAATTCAACAATTTTATCTTCATCTTCTATAATAGAAGCGTCTGCTAAATTTTTACTGCCTTTAGCGATATTAAATTCATTGAATCCAAGCTCCCAGCTTGCACTAACAGAAAGATATTGTTCGGAAGACGGATCACTACTGTCTACGAGATCAGCGGCAAACTCTGGATTTACAATTTTCCAGACGTAACCAGAAAGAACAACATTAAATGGCTCCTTCTTTGCTTTAACTTCTTCAAGGGTTAATGGTTTACTACTTCCAAACTCACTAAAACCATATCCAGTACAAACTCCAACAACAACTTTTCGGTTATGTTCTATATTAAAAGGCTTGTTAATAAAATTTTCGACCATAGCCAAAGCAACATCTGTGCTGATAATATGACCATTTTTATTTCCGCGATTAACAACAAATGCGTCAAATGCAACGCCCATTAAATCACGATTAACGTCAAGATCAATATTCTTTGGAAGATACTCTCTTAATTGGTCAACTGAAGCTACTGCTAAATACTTGTCCTCATCAGATGAAACCCTCGCTTGAACTATAATACCATCAAAACGAATTGAATAATTAAAATTTTTCATTGCATCCATTTGTAAATTTACACCCTCTTCTTTTAATAGGGCAACATTTTTCAACTTAGAACCTATAATAATTTTATTATTATCTAAGCTAGTAATTTCCATAGCACAAAGTTGTATTGGACGAGTGAATGAAAAAAATAAATCAGAAGTATCAAATTCGTTTTTATCTTCGACAGAAATATTTTCGTATGTAGGCATTTTAATTATTATAAATATTTACACATTATTTTTATAATTTATTAAATAAACTTAAAATTAATTTTAATAATTGTTTTTTTAAACAATATATTATATATTCATAATATGAAAGTATTGGCATTAATTCCAGATTTTTTAGAAAAACCTTCCGGTGGACTGGGAGAACAAATGAAAAATATTATTAATAAATTAAAAGGAAAAGTAGATTACTATATATGTGGATATCCAGAAAAAAATAACATAGAAAATTATAGATCTGTAATTGCACCTATTCCAAATTTTGACCATGTATCGCTTACAACAATTTATGGACAATCTATTTACTTTTTTGAGGCATTACAATTCAAAGAAAATTTTGATATTATTCATGCCTGTGATTGGTCAACATTTTATGCTGGAGTATTAGCTTCGTGGCATTTTAAAAAACCATTGGTTGTCACGATGAATTTATCTTTAAATCAACTTAATCAAAATGGTATTTTTTATTGCGAAGATCCTTCAAGCGTAGATGGTAGTCATATTAATGGACTACAAGTTATATTTGAACAAATGGGCCTATATCATGCTAATAAAATTATTCATGTTTCAGAATATTATTCAAATTTACATGCAAATTATTTAAATAAATCAGAAATTATTTACAATGGTTTAGATTTGAAAAAATGGAAAAAAGAAAATAAAAGTAATCATATTAAAGGAAAAAATAAAAATAAATTTTGCTATATTGGACGCGCCTCACATATGAAAGGTTTAGATATTATTTTAAATTCTGATATTCCATGTAATATTGATTTTTACTTTGTTGTTTCGGAAAAAAATGCTGAAGAACCATTTTATTCAAATATAAAAAATAAATGTAATAATAAAAATATTTTTCATATTGAAGGATTGTATGACCAAGATAAAATAGATTTCTTATTTGAAATGGATGCTGTCATTATGCCAAGTAATCACGAACCATTTGGTATAGTTGCTTTAGAAGCTTTAGCGTCGGAATGTTTATTAGTTACGACAGCCACTGGTGGAATAAAAGAAATTGTTGAAGATATTGAATACTTTCATATAAATAATACTAACGATTTAAATAATATTTATAGTGAAATAGTTAATTTATCAGAAGATAAAAAAAATCAAATAATTAAAAAGTCAACTGATAAAGTTAAAAATTTTGATTGGGATATACAATCTAATAAAGTATATAATATATATGAAGAAGTGCTTAATATGGAATATATTAGAACGTAATATATTATAAATATGCAGCTTGTGCGTGCATCCAATCAAAATTTCTTGAACGCCCTAAACTTGTCCAACCTTCTGACTCAACAATTTTCCAATAATCCTCATACTCTTTTTTTGCAAAAGTTGCACGATCACGACCCCATTTTAATTGATTATTATCAGGATCTAAATCGTATGCTGCCCCCCAACTATGAATTGACCAACTCGAACCACCACGCATTCTACGAACATTAATACAACCGCCAAACATATCAAGACGTAATTTCTCAACGTCTTTTTGTCCATAAGTTTTTAAAGTATTTTCTAATATAGTATGTAGAGAACCAACTACTTTTTGATTACAAGTAATTTTCTTAACAATAATATTAGTATCCCAAGCTAATTTCATTTGATAAGGTAATTCAAGACTGGTTTGATTTTCACCAACTGGTCCGTAAAAATTAACCATACTATTATAGTCCTGCTTTGGCCATTTTTGTGAAAGCGGTGTATTTTCACTAACCTTAGTAACAAACTTCCAAGTTTTTTCTCCTACGACGCCATCGGGTTTTAATCCGTGTGAAACTTGAAATTTAATTGTTTCACGTTCAGTTTGTGGCCCAAATGCACCATCAGCAACTGGAATTTTGTAGCCAGCACTTTGTAAAAATAATTGCCACTGCTTTATCTCTGGTCCAAAACTTTTTAATTTAAGGGCTTCCATATTATTGTCCTAAATTTTTTTCTAATGCCCAATCTATTGGTGCGTATGAAGGGTCATCTTTATATTTTTCAGCATACTTAATTGTTTGTTCATTTATAATTTTTTGTTCACTATATTCAGTGGTTGTATTATTAGTATTTGCATAAGTAGATTCAGTGCCATATTTAAAATCAATAGTAGCCTGTAGTCCTAAATATACAGAAATAATAATCGCAAATATTTTAATAATTTCAACAAATATAGTTACGAACGAACTTGTTAATGATGGAGTATAAGCGGTTAGAAATAAAATGCCAACGCTTACAAAATAAAAAGCTACAAGTATTCCAATTGCGCTAAACACGATAAAAAATTTTTTAGATGAAAAGAAATTAATCTTACCCAACTCTTCACGATATTCTATTGGTGTATTTGGTGGAGCTTTGCCACTTTGAAGAAAAGCCGCGGCACTCTTAGCTATATCAGTAATATTATTCCACATAATTATAAAAATATCCATAGTGCCGAAGCCGCTGCGCCAGCGCCAGCAACTGGCAATAATAATGCATAAGCAGAATACATTGGTGGAACAAATCCCATTAACCAAATACCAACCACCATTCCAAACAATCCAGCAACAGCGGCAGCTATATTTTTAAGGCGATGATAACGTTTAATTGCATTTGTATAACTAGAAAGCCATTTTTGCGCTTCGGCTTGTTGAACAACCCCCCACTCTTTTAAGTTTGCAATATCTTTATTTAATTGTTCAATTAATATGAAACTTGTTTTTAAATCTCCATTTGCCTGATCAAGATTACTTTTTAATTTTGTGTTTTCACTTTTAGCGATTTTTAATTCACCATTTAGCTCACGCACGAGCGCGCGCGCGTCATTAATTGGATTTTGAGAAAAGGGCTGAACAACAACTAATGCTGGTTGTGGGGTTGGTTTTGCAAGTGGTCCAGAAAGTGGCGTGCCGTTCCAAGGCCAAGCGAAAGCGGTTGAAGATATGATTAATAAAATAATTAATGTTGCAAGTTTTTTCATTTGATTGGTTCCTTTATTTTTTTGGCGTCCGCGCTTTGTTTTTCAGTTTCAATTTGTTTTAAAAGAATTTCTAATCGCTCTGCTAATGTAAGAGCCTTATCTATTTTTTCGCCAACAATTGTATTTGACTCACCAGCTTTGGCCAGATTATCTTTTGTATTATTTAATGAATTAATTACGCGATTAGTATTCGCAATCGGAGGCGCGGCTTTTTTATGAGCTGGATTTAAACAAATACATCCTGTTAATAGTGGTGCTACAATCAATAGTAAATATCTCATACTATATTATGTACACGTGAAATAAATTATCAAAATCTATTTAATCCAACTGGCGGCAAAGATTTTATCTGAAGCACCTCTAACTGTATGAGCGGATTGCGCAATATTTTGGACATTATTTGTATAAGCGTAAGTTCGATAAGAACCCATCGCGTCATATGTAAAAAGTTGATTTTTTCCTGGCGGATAAAGATATGCGACCATTGCATGCCCTTTTATTTTTCCAGTCTCAGCATCCCTCCAAGAATAGCGAAAAACTTCAGACCAAACTCCATATTTTTTTAGTGATTGTTTAAATACTATGGCTGTTGGTAGGCATGCGTTTACTTCGCGTTCCATCCACAGTTCTGGATTATTAGGAGTTGTTTCGCAACCTAATAAAAATATAGTTAATATTAATAATAAATATTTCATATATCTTTCTATACTAATAAATTTGCATAACTTTCTATTTCTTCTATTTCTTTATTAGATAATTTTCTATTATAAATAAGGATTTCAACAATATTAGCATCTGCAAATTCTGAATACAACTGTGAAACCCAATTATATCCACGACAACCTATAGTAAAATATTGCACTTGTGGAGCAAACATAGTATTGTATGACTTATCTTGCCCATTGATTCGTAATACCCCTAAAAGATCTGAATCGATTGTAATTGTTTGTACAAAATAATTAGTAATAAAATCGCCACTAACTGGCCCTATTTGATTATTATCATTATAATATAGATTAGATAAATAATGAAACATATAAGCTCGAGTATTAGGAAGTTCTTCATCGTCTTGTAAAAAAGAATCTAAAATACCACGTTGTCCAAACATAGAATTATATTTATATATAGCTATATATGTTCTTTCATTATTAGCATTTATCGCGCTATTTAAATTAAATGTAAAATATTGATCGATTCCATTAAAATGAACAGCTGGTCGTCCATTAAATTGATTTGTAATTAATGTAGGTCCATTACTAGATGCTAATGCATTGCTAGATCCACCAGATTGATCTGCCCAACTTGTTATTATGCTACCAGATTTTACGATACCCTCGTCAGCTTTAAATCTGGCTACTAGGCCATTAGTAGTTGGTTTGGGTAATTTAAGGAATCTAATACGCATAATATTGGATTATTCTGGCGTAGGCTCTGGCATAACTTCCGTAACAGTACCATCTACATTAAAATTAAATTGTGGTAAAGTTGCCAAACGCATGTTTATTTCTTGTACAAGATCGTCACGCTTTCCTGTTAATTGGCCGATCATGAATTGTGTAAGCGCGCCATTTAATTGAAATAATTCTACGCCATTAGTTCCTAAAATTTGTAATTTTTGTGGGCGTGTGGCTGGATCACCGTGCAGTGCTTCAAAACTATCGCGCCAGCGTGTGTATAAAAATCCAGCTAATTGGGCTGGCATTTCTAATACCTGGTGCATTTGTTCAATCAATTTTAATTGATATAATTCTGGATTTTGAATTCCATTATTTAATAAGCTCATAAGTTTATATTACACATGTTTTTGACTATTTTACCAACCGCCAGTGATTGGAGTACGTTTCCAAGTATTTGTTGCTGTACAAATATAAATATAATTATTATCATACCTCATGTCTCCAGCTGTACCACTACCAGTTGGTGTTGTTGGCGCGGTTCCTTGTAAGCGGAGTTGAGCGTCCATAGTACTATACGCACTATTATCAGCTAAACGAATTTGAATATCAGCACTGTTACGTCTAATTGATGGAAAGGCGTTAGTTGTGCCGCCGAATTGGATAATTCCAGCAAACTCTGCATTTAAAGCCTTGATGCTTCCAGATGCATTGGCTGATGTACCACTGCCAATCGCCAATACGCCAGTTGCAGACCTCGACAAGCCCAAGTCAAAAACGGGAGTATCGTTTTGCATCGTGGCTCCAGCACCCCAGCCAATTACAACACCAGACGCACACCAATGTCTGCTAGCTCTCCAGCTGAAATATGCGTTACTTAGGCTAGGCGTCGTCCCATTGTAAATTTCAAAATCAGCAAAATTAATTCTTGACCCTATATTTGTAAGTCCTCCGAAACTAATTGCCTGAATATTGTTGTTTCCGACATTGCTTCCTACAGTAAGTTGCGTTCCCAAAGCCCCATTGCTTATCGTCGCTTGACCGCCTGTTGCAATGGTCATCCGTGTTGTCCCATCTGTCTGAAACTCTAAGGCGCGCGCAATTCCACTCCCGCCCTTTTCTGTTCCAATTTGAAGCACGTTACCTGACCATCCGATTTTACCAAACTCTCCACTGTTTGTTCCAGTAGCATTATAAACGCGAAATTGTTGGGCGCTTAACCCATTACGTTGTGCCATTATATTAGCGGCGTCTCTATTTAAAAACAAGTCTTGCGTTCCATTAAGGGCATCAGTAGAACTACTAGTCCAACCAAAATTGCAATTTGACGCCACACGAACTGTATTGCTAGTCATAACAAGAGCTGGAGAACCTAATGATCCACCAGCACCAACAGTAACTAAAGCTCCGAATGAGCCATCATCTTTTAATGTCGCAATACTTGTCCCACCACGCCTTATATCTAATGTATTTTCAGAAAGTGCATTACCTAATTGATTTATTAAAACCTGCCCCTTACTATTCACGTTAAATACGCCAGTATTATTAACGGCGAGGTTTAACAAACTGTTTGTTGTATTAGGAACAAGTCCGCTCGCGCCGCTATCTAATGTTATATTATAACGAATGCCAGTATAAGTTTGGCCAGTGTTATTCCAAACGCCAGAAATTAAAATGCCAATATGCGATCCACTAACGCTTGACCCCGTAAATCCACTAAAATAAATATTTGCACCGCTAGATGCTGTGATTTGATTTACGAAAGTTTTTACCCCACTTATAGTTTGATCACCAGTAGTTAGTACTGCGTAAGTATTAAGAACATTAACGCTTGCGCCGAATGTACCAGTAACGCCAGTTACATATCCGCTCAACGAATTAATTTTCGTATCGAGCGTCAAACCAGTAGTCGCAAGATTTGTTATCGTGGCGTAACCGCCTGTTAGCGTTCCGCTCAACGAATTAATTTTCGTATCGAGCGTCAAACCAGTAGTCGCAAGATTTGTTATCGTGGCGTAACGCCCAGTAGCAAATCCACTATAAGCCTGTATATCTTGTACCGAAGCAATATCTGGCAATGTTGAAAGATCGCTATTTCTAGTACTGATTCCAAATTTAAAATTTTTACTATGGTCAAATCCAATAATTGGACCCATGTCATTTATTCCAGTTAGTCCGCTACCAGTAACAAAGAAAATTCCGCCATCAACCGCGCCACCAGTTAGGTTTAAAAGAAGGTATGGGCTTTGAACGCTAAAATTATTTGTGCTTACAACTGTTTGGGTGCCAGTTACGTATAAGTTTTTAATGTAAACGTTATCATTGAAGGTTTTTACACCACTGATTGTTTCGTTTCCAAAATTATGAACAACACGACTATCTACAGCAATTGTTTGAAGAGTATTATCTTTATCTGCACTAAAATCATAGGCTAAATATCTACCATTCCCACCAGAGTAATTATAAAAATTTAAATAATTATTTCCCCAAAGTATTTGATTATATCCACTTCCCGCCTCATCATATATTTGTATTACTGGGGTAGTAACAGCTATATTATCCCCGACACTAATTCTATATCTAAATACAGTATCATCTACAAAAGTTTTAATTCCGCTAATAGTTTGATCACCAGTTGTATAAACAACATTAGATATGGTTCCAGCGGATGCCTCACCAATTAAAAGAACTCCCGTTCCATTTACAGTTGGGCGATTACTAAATTGCCAATTACCATACGATACTCCAGTATTATCAGCAAAAATTACATTAAGTCCAGAGAATAAAATTTCTTCACCGTAGAAATCTTTGTTACCATTAATTGTTTGATTTCCAGTTTTATAAACCAAATTATTTGCTATAATATTTCCAGCTACTTCTAATTTCTCAGATGGGGAGTTAGTTCCGATACCAACATTCCCAGACTTTGTGATTCTTAGCCTCTCAGTTCCAGCAGAAGGATTTTGGGAAGTAAAGAATTTTATATCTCCACCTTGCCAATTATATTGTTCAAAATCATTACCCTCTATTCCAAAAAATACTCCTTTATTAGCACCACTATTATTTAAAATTTCCAACCAAGTTCGGGGGCTATTCGTCTGAAGACTTAGTGTATATGTAGAATTTGGATCTACTATGCTAGTTGCATCATCACCAATGATTAAACGACCACTTTTAATTTGATTACCAGTTGTATAAAGAATTGTAGTCGGTAAAGTTACGGCTGAAGCTTCACCACTTAAGAGTACTCCAGTTCCATTTACAGTTGGGCGTGACGCAAAAGTTTTTTCGCCGCTAATTGTTTGTGTTCCAGTATTATAAACTAAATTGCGCGCATAGGCGTTCCCTTGGACGCGTAATTCTACAAAAGGACTATACTGTGGATAAGGTGGCTCTATACTCACATAACCAATTCCTCCAGCAGCATTGGGCTTCAAAACAATAGAACCCGAATGCATTTCTAATATACTGCTAGAGTCTTCTTGATCAAATATACCATTTATATATAAATAATTTCCATACAAATCACGATTAGAAATTAAATCATTATTAAGAAATAGAAAACCATTTATTGTATTACCAAAATAATCAGAATATATTGAATTAGATCCGTAACCCCATTGAGCATTGTATTCATTAATATTTATATACCCTTGCGAAGAATCATTATTTTTATTATTGACTCTAAAGGTTTGATTAGTATCATATCTAAATATTTTTGCACCACTAATAGTTTGATTTCCAGTAGTGCCAACCGCAGAAATTTCCAGTGGGGTCAATACAGTCTCTTGATATTGACTACTTCCAGTAACGTATTTAGGAACTATAATTTGATTATTTAAAGGCATAAAATTACCAATTTGCTATTGCGACCCTTCTCCATGTATTTAAATTTACACAAATATATATATATACCCCATCATAAGCAACTGCCCCACGAGATCCAATTGAGGTAGATGATTGTGGTACTACAGATGTAAATTCTAATAATTGACTAAAAACAGCAGATAATGGTATCGCCGTTCCATTATATGTTCTATCATAGATTGAATCTCTTAACATCAACCATGAATCATAACTTGCTTCTGGAGCCTGTGTATCTTTAGTTAATTGGTATCCATAACCACCAATTGTTGTCTGATATGGAGTTTGAACTATATATTCTTGTACGACATTAGTTGAAGATGGCGTAGAAGAAAGTTTATCCGCTTGTAAATTAATAATATTTTCTAAATTTTGTGAGGGATAAAATTTAGGAACACCAGTGTAAGGAGTTTGTGCGAAGACCTTTTCCCATTCAACAATCGGATCCCATGGTGGGCGAACACCACCCATTGAAACAAAACTAAAAGTAGATCTATATAAAGTCATTGGAGTATCATTCTCAAATTGTTTATATAAAATTTCTAATTTACCATCTGATTGTCTATTATATTCTGTCCATATATATGGACTAGCAGGTCCCATTTTAATATATTTATTTTCAGATTTTTTGTAAAAATATCCAGAAACAAGCGCATCCATATAACCAGAACCACCTATACTATTGATATATCTTGGATCTGAGATTGCATAACCAATACCTGTAGATATTTTATTTTGATAACCAGTAATATTATATCCACCGATAATTTGGTTAACATCATTAAGCGTAGCCACTTCATAATTTTTATATTGAAGTCCTAAGTTAAAATTTTTATAACCGCCTATGGTTTGATCACCAGTGGTATAAACAGCGTTATTAATTTGTGTTTGTAAAATTCCACTTGCACCGGTAATACTAACATTTTCTACATTACTTAATCCTATGTCTGAGTTATTAATAGTTACATATCCAATTTTACCATTAACCGCCAAAACTGGTGAGTAATCCTGCTGAACGTCTATATAAACGTCCTGTTTATCAAACTCAACCTGAACTACATCAACTGGTTTGGGCTGCTCATCATCTATATTAATATAAATATCATCGGACATATTATACGCTAGTTATATCTCCATCAATAGGAAGTGTTCCTTTTAAATACGTTCGAGTAGAAGCGCCAGATACTAATTGTAAATCATAAGAATAAATTCCTGGCATCATGCGCATACAATTGCCAGAACGCGGTAAAAGTGTTACTGTGTTACCACTAATTCTCATTGAACTATCAGCGGTTATCCATTGGACAACAACTGGTAAATCTTGCGCCTGTCTGACTTGCAGTGCGCCAGAAACACCACTCAAATTAATACCACTGCCCGAATTATTATAAAAACGAAAAGTAATAGGCCCGTAAGTGTCACCACGGTACCCAGTCGGTAAATTATAAATGGCAGGATTCATATAATTATCCTATAATTACACTATTATTACTAAGCTGGATATTTAATATTTAAGCTTACGTAATAGTTAAATCTTTTATAATAGCTTGCTCTACAGTACTACTATTACATCTAAAAACAAAATTATCAAATGTATAGTAATTACTATTAGGAATATTATTAAAATTATGGGTATATGTTGTCGTGCATATAAATGACTCCCCACTTTTAACTGAAGATGTAATACGACAACCTGTCGTATTTATTCTATTTACTGTTAAAGAATATTTATAGTAAGTAATACCATTATTTATAGATTCAGCATTACTTACCGAAAGAGGCTTATTAGCTTCAGAAATAGGCGCATTTAAACCAGTAGGTGATAAACCAGATGGACTATAAGAAGATACATTTCCAATTGAATTAATTAATCTTCCATAACCACTTAAATCCGTTGGATTTGTACCATCATATGGAGTAGGATCTTTATATCTAACTCTAATTGCAAATGCAGTATCATCATCAAAAGTTTCACCACTTTTAAGCTGTGGAACACAAGTACCACTAAATTTTATCTTGCTTGTACTCAAAGTTGTAATATATCCCTCGTAATTACGAAATAATTGTCCACTATTAGATAGGCCATCTATAGTTACTGGATAATTATTTGAATTAAATAATCCAAATCTAATAGCACCATCTTTGGAGTAATAGCATCCTTCAGATATTGAATTTCCAGTATATAGTGCAAAATCACAAGTAATATTTAAACTTTGACCAACTTGAAGAGTTTTTGGACCACTTGGAAAATTATATATATATCCACCTGGATTACTTTGGGTAAAATCCATATATACTTTATTATTATAAATTTCTAATGGACATTCTGATCCTAAAGCTTTTTTCCAATATATTCTACCAACTTCTCTGGTTAAACTACCAGCATTTCCTACGTAATTACTAAGCATTAATTTAAATCTCCGTATAGTAGAAATCCATTATTTCCAGTATTTATTAATGAAATAACTGCGTACTGTCCAGCACTACTATATAATCCCAATCTTTGTTGGCGAGACGCGGGAGAAGTCGCGGCAATAGTTATTTTTCCAGCGCCAACTTGCGTTAGACTAACATTGTAGCCCTCTTGTAGTCCGACTGGTAAAGTAGCATTAATAGGAGTAGCAGAATTAACAAGTATCATCTTACCATTCATAGTGCTATCAAAATTAAAAGCACTTGTTTGAGTATTAAATAAAATATTAGAATTAATTCCAGAATTAAAAGTCGGCGTTCCAGAAAATACCACATTTGCATCTTTATTAAATGTGACGTTAACGCCAGAGTAAAGAACTGTATTAGATACGAAAGTTTTAGTGCCGTTAATAGTTTGATCTTGCGTAGTATAAACAATAGTTTTATTACCACTTAAAAGAACTCCAGTTCCATTAATAGTTGGAAGGTTTACAAATCTTGCAGAATTTATATTTACTGTTCCTGTAAAAGTTTTAATTCCACTAATCGTTTGATCGCCAGTTGTATAAAAAACATTAGCTCCAGCGGACGAAGCTTCACCACTTAAAAGAACTCCACTTCCATTTACATTTGGACGCAATAGGAACTTTGTATCGCCACTGATTGTTTGAGTTGCATTAATAGTCAATAAATTTGGAGCTAATAGTGCTTTATTTGTTCTTAATTCTAATCCCTCAAGAACTATTCTTTGATTAGGATGATCAATATAAAATTTTTGTCCAGATGTGGTACCAGAATTAGAATAATAAAAGATTTGATTTGACATATATTTATCAGCCAGAGGTTAACTCTTCATCAGTAATTACACAATTTTGTAATATTCCATTTAAGTTACTAAGAAATGAAAATTGTCCACCAGTACAATTAATATATGTACCATTAGAAGCTAGAGTACCGAAAAAACATTGACCTTTTCCAATACAATTTATAAAAGTTCCTTCTGAAACACTAAAACCATAAGAATTATCTCCACTTTTACAATTTAAAAAATAAGCAGATGTAGATGTGAATCCCTCTCCACTAGTTGACCCACCACCAAAGCACCAATCGCCACCAATACAATTTTCAAAATAACCACTAGCGGTTGATTCTCCAGAACCAAATGAAAGTTTTCCTGCATTACAATCGATAAACCGCCCAGAAGCATTTCCACCCGAACCAAATGAATAAGATCCAGCTTTACAATTTTTAAAAATTCCACTATACTCAATACCAATTCTCATTGAGAATGCCACTCCACTTGAACCATAATTTATATCTGCAGTAGTTCCTTTACATTCTATATTTTCTAAATATGCAAGATTTAAATTTGTATTTGGAAAATAAGACGATGGATCTGATTCACTTAAATTTTTAACATAAGTAGTATTAGTATTTTCTATAGTTAAATTATATAATTTTACGTCATTTGCAGTTTGTTGCACTGTTCCGCGATTAATAACAGCAACATTACTCGTAATATAATGTTTACTTCTATCTGAAGTTGAACCAATGATATCTATATATTGAGTATCAAGAATTAAACTTTGTGTGCCAAAATCGTAAATTGCTGGTGGCAAAATAAGCGAGAGTCTATTCGTATCAGAAAGGGAATTACCATTTGGTAATGTTGCTTTTGCTTGCGCATAAGCAGCTAATAAATTCGATCCATTAGTTACTTTATTATCACCGACTGTAACGGTAATATAATTAGCGGCACGATTTGTTATATGAATTGTTGTGGGCATATTTATTAGTTTTTAATATATACTCTATTACACTATCAAGTTGCGTCTGTAACTACTAGTTGATCATTATCATTAAAATAACTCAAACGAACAGCGCCGCTTGAATTTCTAAAAATTCTTTTGTTATACGTTCCAGAATATATGTGCGAACTATTACTAAAATTACATGCTGATATGCTATCTTCAATTGTATTCGATTTCATCGGTGCTCCACTTCCAGTATTATAGACAAAATTATTTGCAATAGTATTATTTTGACCACTATTTCCAATAGTATTATTTTGAAAAGTATTTCCAATAGTATTATTTTGAAAAGTATTTCCAATAGTATTATTTTGAAAATTATTTCCAATCGTATTCAATTGACATGATACTCCAAATTTATTATATCTTATATTATTTCCTAAAATATTATTATTAAAATTAGTACCAAAACTACAATTAATTAAAATACTATTAGTTTGATTATTATTAAAAATTTGGCCGAACAGGTTGGCAGTGGTACCAATTCCAATTATATTGGATTGAAAATTTGAAATAACATTCGCACTAAAAGTATCACCTATAGTATTACCTATCATATTACTGGCTTGAACTACATTTCGAATAAAATTAAATCCTATATTATTATATGTAAACAATGTAGCACAATTTATTAAATTTAAATAACAATTATGAGCAATTTTTACTCTATTAAAAGATGAGTTATCGCCATTATAAAATACATTACACCACCCTCCTTTGATTTCAATATCATAAACGTTTTTATTTATATTAAAAGATCCTTGGCTAGTGACACTATTTGTGAATGTAGGTTGTTGAATTCTTGTACCAGTATCTGCTGGCAAATTTATAAGTAAACCAGTCTTACAATAAGCTCTGAATCCGAATTCTTCATCAGTCGGATAATATGTAGTAAGTTCATATGAACTAGCAGTAACTGCTGACCAATAACCTGCACTACTTGCCAGCAATGGATTATTTAAATTTCTATCTGTTAATGAGTAATATAACTTATTCCCCCCATCAGATTTAACAACATTAAACATATTATAAGTAATTCCAGTATCATATACGGCAACGGAACTTGAATCTGGTCTGCAACAATTAACTGTAATATTACGCCAATCCCAACCTATATCTATGTTTAATTTATTGTCTATTCTTCTATAAATCCAGCCTTTAAAACCAGATATCCCTAAATTATTATTAATTTGTCCCCATGAGTAAGATCCACTAGCATCTATATCATAATAAACTGTATCTTGAGGATATATTTCCGATATTGCCTGATGTAATATTTTATTGCCACTAGTAGCCAAAACAATAAGTGGTTCTGGAGCCAAACCAGATTTGACTGTTTTGTCATTTAAAGATTGGTTCCACCACATAAGATGAAAATCTGATATTCTATAATATTGTCCTGGTGCTAATGCATTATTAGCTTTCAAACCAGTTAGTTCTGAATATGTTGTATTTATAATTGACTTAACACCTACTGGCGCATCAGGATTTGGGGCCGCTCCAGTAGTAATTACTTGACTCCATTTATTTGAATTAAAGTCTTCTAAAAAATATAATTTTTGAGTTTGAGTCACATATCCTTGCATCCCAGCATATTTAAATGCTGAACCCGTTAATTGGCTATACGTCTCAACTACATATCTCGAATCTAAAGGTATTCGTGATGGAAGGTCAAAATTTGTTGAAAGTTGTATACCCATAATTAAAAATTAAAAGTCATAATAAAGCTAGTATTTGTTGACGGATATATTGATTGATATATTCTATATGTATAAGATGTTACACCATCTTGTAAAATTAAATTTGCAGTTCTATTAGACCATGAAGTTATAATATTAAATTGACTTGGATCTATAATTGATGTTAATAGTCCCCAATCATCAGGATAAGCATAATAGAAATGATTATTTACTGTATTAAAGGTCAATACTCTACTACCCCGAGTATTTAAAGAGTAGCGCATAGATTGGACGGCATTAATTCCATTAGCACCCTCGCCATGCCAATTTGGTGCGACAAATTGAACACTCTGAGTGCTAGTTATACCAATCGGAGTTCCTTTATTACCTATAGTCACCCTTGCACTTAAATTTACCGAACTATTTAATGATAATGTAGTAGGAGTTATATAATATGTAGACGTACCCAAGTTGGGACTCGCAATTGTTCTTAAGACGCTATTTCCACTAAAAAGCTCTAGATTAGATATAGAAGTCTCTTGGTTTTGATTTATTGTTACTTCATATGGAACATTTGAAAATGTAACTCCGAGTTCTCTTAGCGAATATCCCGCAAGAGTAATTGTAGCTGGTTGATATGGAAAATAAACACCATTTAAAAAAGTTACTACATCCTGCCCATTTTGTAGTATATTACTACTAGCAGAAATAATATCCCCAGTAGTGGCTAAACCCGTTCCATTAAAAAAGGGTCTAGATGTAAAAGTTTTTATACCACTAACTGTTTGGTTACCAGTATTATAAACTAAATTTGGGGCGATAACCTCAGAACTAAAAGTTTTTTTATCACCAATTATTTGATTACCAGTGGTATATACGACATTTTGACCAGATTGATAACTATTAATAACAAAGTTTAACTCATCTGGAGTAATAAAAAAATCATTACCATAACCGCTAATTAAATCAGCAATATCTGGATGTAGTTGATTTTTACGTATTAAACTTTTAGCCATATTTATTCTATTCTACTATGATAAAGAAGAATTGCTGTTTTATAATCTACACCATATTCTTCAGCAATAGCTTGAATTTCATTCATATTTACAGTTATTTCTACTGGTTTGTTAATATAATTTTCAATTTTATTTGACCAATCTTTTGGATTTTCATTAGTAGCTATAGTTTCGGCTACAGTTTTAATAATATCTTTTTGCTCTTTAGAAAGATTTTTTCTACTATATTTTTCTTTTAAATACGTACCAACTGATTCTACAAGTTGATCAAATTTTATTAAATTTTTAGCAACAAGATCTGCATTTACTTTGGGTTTTTCTTCACTAGCTTTTACACCAATTTTTCCAGGAGTTTTCGTAGTTTGTGGAGTTCCTGTTCCAGCTGGACGACCAGTTGGAGCGGCACTAGCGCCAGCACCTATTTGTGGTTTATTTAAAAGCGGACGATATAACCCATCCTCATCCTGTAATTTAATAAATTCTTTTTGAGATTTAATACTCTCGTCTGGAAGTGGCAAACGTCCAGTATCAATAGCGGTAAGACCCTCTTCTGGAGTTAAAACTCCGAGTTCAATAAGCCTAGAATAAGTACGTGTTAAATTTACATCACTCTTGAAATCAGCATCTTTAAATCTTGGAGTTGGAATATTTTTAAAGCCCAAATCTTTGCTAATCTTCTTCATTTCTGGAATTAAGAATTCGTTCATAAAAGTCTCGCGCGCGTGTTTTAAGCGAGAAAGAAAGACTTCTATTTTAGTACTAGTATTAGCGTATTTTTCTTCACCAAAAAGTACGTTATTAAGACCATAACGAATATCACGATCTACTACTTCATATTTTCTAGGATCAAGAATCTGTCCAATTTCTGGAATAATAAATTTAATATTCGTAGTATAATCGGTGACGAGAATACGACCAACACTTTCATTTTCAAATATTTTCCTAAGAGTACCTATCTGTTCTTTGGTTGGCATACCAATCTCATCGTTACCCATCGTTACAAGAAGTACGGTTTGTTGAATAGTACGACTAATAGCCATATCCATATTTTTTAATTCTTGTTTCCAGTTAATATCTTCTAAAACTGGAAATCCCATAGGAATAGCAAATGGCTCATAATCTTGCTTTTTATAGAATACTGGAATAAATCTTTCGGGTTCTAATTCAAAAACCATATACTGATTAGTCATACTAATATTAGTTTTATCCTGTAGATCCTTGATATTTTTAACTCGCATTGATAATGCTTTATCTTCTTCAGAGCTAGGATTTGTCAAAACTTGCATTTCAAAATCATTTAATATTTTAATATATTTAGGACTAATAAATGAAGCCGATCCAATAGCTTGAATATCAGCAGGATTTAAAACTATATAGCGAATAGGAACCTCGCCTGCGCGCGCCTCTGTAGTAATTAAATCCGAAATAACACGCATGTCTTGCTTTGTAAATGCCGCATTTAATTTATATAAAAAGACATTACCACTTCTATAAAATTCACGGAAGAACATATCCTGTAATTTCCATAAATTAACTCTGTCACCCCATGCTTGGAAGAACTTACGAGATTGCTCATTTCCACCTGTAAAATAAATAGGTGAACAGCTAAACTCAGTCATTAAATCAATTGTATTTCTAAAAATTGAAAAATTGTAATAGGCTTTTTGACAGAGAATAATGGTATCACGAATACTAATATTAGAATTATATCGACCATGTCCACCACCATAAGTGAATGGGATTACCCCGCCTTCGATATTAGAATATTTATCAGTTCTAGAAATAGTTGTAGAACGATTCCTTCTCATAGAAGAAGTCGATTCTCCACGACTAGCTTTTACTTCAATAGAATTATTATATTTTACCGAACCTTCAATCATCTCTGGCTCTGGAAATTTTACATTTTTAGTATTCGCCATAATTTATTATAATAGTTTATTACACCAAAATCTTATTTATTAGATAAGTTCCGCAACAAATTGTACATTTTTTTTAATAAAATTTTCTGGAGCCATTAAATCAAAATAAATTTTTACTCCCCAATTACCTAACATTAGGGTGGTATAGTTATCTTTTCTAGCACGATTAATACTTGTTGACTTTCTAAGATGGGACGGCAAATCAAAACTCTGAGTTCCTCTTGAAGTAGTACTCACCTCTACATTTGCACACTGATCTTTAGTATCTTGTATAATAAAATCCTGCTGTTCAATAAATTCTCTTACTGTTAATTTTTTTGTTTCGTATTCATTATCAGCCTTTTCCCCGATACCTTTTGGATAAATATATTCCATTGGAAGATTCATAGAAAATATATTCTCAAGAATATCTGGATGATTGCTCGCGCGCGAGGCGAACCAAATCTTTTTATGATCAATACAAGTTTGTAAATATGAGTTAGCTCTACCTAAAAATGCCGAAGTAAAGAATTGTTTAACACAAATTGTTCCGAAATCTTTATTATACTGACGGGCACAATCTTTTACCATGCTAGTATAATCTTCATTTTCTTTATCAGAGTCAAAGTCTATAAAACCAATTTTACGATTTGCCGCTTTCATGTATTCAGAGTTATTAACTGCATCTATAAAAGTATCTGCACCAGCATGGTCAATAACAATTAAATCAATATTAAAGTTTTTATATAAATAATAAAAATATTTAATGTGATCCTGTAGCGAAGATCCTGCCGCTTGATATCCGTGAACAAGTACGCCCTGTTTTTTTTCTTCGTCTAATTCAATAACACTCATTGCAAAATAGTCAGCAGTTTTAGATGAGCTAAAGTTTGGATCGACAGATAGTATATATTTTTTATCCATATCTCCTATAACTTTTGTAGTTGGATATTCTCCATCTGGAATTGTACATCCGTACATTTTTTTAGGTGAAAAATAACTGTCCCCACCGTCAATAAAACGCGCACAATATTCACGAAGGAATGAATGGTGAGAACTTCCGCCACTTTTAGCAACTTGGATAGCTCCTTGATCTACCATATGTTGTGGTAGCGCTTCATAACTTAATTGTGAAATAAAATATGTTCCAGGAAGTTCCCCCTCTTTAGAATCTTGTTCGTCTGGATTCTCTACTAAGTGTGACCATTGTTGATGAACGCGAAATAAATGCTCAAAAGTATAACTAGCAGAACTCAAACATAACATTTGAGATGTATTTTCAAATATATGCTTATTATCAGAATTTAATAAACCTTTTTTAATTAATTCATCTTCTAATTTTCTAATACGAATACGTTCTCCGACATCTCTGGGGGAACTCAAAAATGGAATAAGAACATTATCAATAATATCTGGGGGTAATAGTAAAAACTCATCTAGAATAAGTACGTTAGCACGAATACCACGAATTTTTTCTCCAGTTAGTGGGATGGCTGTAATACTTCCACCATTTATTTGCCATTCGTACTGGTCATTGCGTTTGCTTTTTAGACCAAAGCATTGTCGCGCAAGTGCTGCCTCTGGAGACATTAAGAATTTTTCAATTTCATTAAAAACACGACGACTAGTACGAAAGTTAATAGATGCAATAAGTATTTTAGTCCCAGGCTCTAACATGCATTTAAGAATACAATATATTGCAGCACAAAAACTCTTTGCACCGCCACGACCCCATACTAACATACAATAGTTTCTATTAAAAAAAGAGTTAAGTGTTAATTCTTGATAAGCTTCTAAGGTTAAACCTAATGATAACTCCGTGGTAAAACCAAGATTATATCTTAAAAATTTGGCAAGACTAATCCGCGCTTCTTCGTCAGTTAAGTCACCCTTTAAATTGAGTAACTCTTGATTGACGTTAGCTAATGGCTTAGATTTTTTTTGATTTCCTACAATGAGTGCCATGTTGTGTCAAAATAATATTGCAAATCTATACTAAATGCTTGCGTATCCATTTCTAAAATATGAAGAGTTTTTTCCATAGCTTCTTGACGCCCATCACAAAATACAAATTGTATATTATTATAATTTCTTAAAATTTGGCGCATATTATGAGCAATAAAATCTCCCGAAGCCTTAGAAAATTTTTGTTTTTGATATAGCATATTATTTAAAGTAGATTCTACGACCACAACAATATAACCATTAATTTTTTTAGCACGTTGAATTTCTTTTTCAAATCTTTCGCGTCCGCCACTTAGTGTACCAAAAAGATCTGCGAGACTTTTACGTTCTACTGATAATTTATTATTTGGATGTACAGAATAATCTCCATATTCTAATTTTGATTCGATAACAACTTTATCTTTAAAATTAAACGGCTTTTGCTCGCGTGTATCTATAATTATTTGATCAATAGGAGTTAAAGTAATATCTTTTTTAATATAATTAAATTTTATTTTTAAATTTATTGATTCACATATTTGATTATATGTAAGTCCCGAGAATCCTTCCATACTACTAACTGGAATTAAACAACCGATTGTTTGGCATTCAACTTGAGATGGGGCGTATTCTAAATTTTTTAATCTTGTATATTGTAATAATTTATGTTTAAAATAATCAGCACATTCTTCTTTACTTAAAGTCTTTAACCAGCTTTTATAATTCTTTTTATCTTTAAAATCGCAGGTTGTATATTGATCAAAAGTTTTATATTCTAATTTCTCGCCATTTAAACGATCAATACGCCGATAATGAGATTCGAAATAAGTTTTAGCAGATAACTTATGGTAATTTCTCAAATGATCTTTTAGATCTGTGAAAAAACCAAAATCATTTCCACAAACCTTGCATTTTAAATACATTTTATTATTATCCATATATAATTATATTAACTATGTACCATTTCATCTATATCAATTCCACGGATTACAGCTTTTAACTCGTCCATAGAGGACAGACGTCTAGCTTCGCCCTCTAAATTTTGCTTTTGGGCTTCGGCTAGATGAATAATACTCTTACGACGTTCCTCGTCTTTCCATGCCTGAACTAAATTTAAAATACTTGCGTTCTCCTGCTTACGTTCTTGTATCTTTTTAGATCTATCGTCTACAAGGGATTTATATAATTTATTTTGACGACCCCTACACTGGTTATACTCTGTTTGCAAGTTACTAATAGCTTCATTAAGTTGCATTTTAATATTACGACCCTCTTCCTCTTCACTTGCCTGTCTTAATGTTTGACGTAAGTCCTCTACTTGCTGAAGAATAGTGGACGCAGTAACAACTTCTGTACATAATACAATAAATTGATCCAACTCTTCCTGAGTTAAGTCTTCTTTATCATATGTGTAACGTATAAAAGCATCTTCAAATAATTTTCTATCGTCATCTCGTCTATAAGTATTAATTTGATAACAAAAACTAAAAGTATTTAAATATCTTTGTAGAGTATCTACCTGTTTTATTTGTATGGCTTTTAATTTTTCTAATTCCCATCCTAAATTTAAATATCTATTAATTCTATAAAGGGTTTGATCAGACCTACGCGGAGGAAAATACTCTCCAATTGGATTATTTCGCTCCTTTGGGACATAAGTATTCATCTCTAAATATGTAGGGTCTTTCTTCTGAATTATTTCTACATATTTATTGACTTCACGTGCCTCTAGATTTAAATGAGTTAAATTATTATTTTTAAATAATATTTTAGCCATATCCAAATAGTGCTGATTTTTATAATTATTTTCTATAAATTCATGCTGTTCTTTGGTTAATTCGATACGGTCTCTTTGAAATACTGAACGATTTTTATATTCAATATTATTATCTAATAGAAATTTTTTAACAATACGCCCCTCCTTACTACGACTATCTATATTTTCATTATTATAAGTATAAGCGGTAATTTCCGTAAGAGTAGCTTCTGGATTTTTTTTTAAAATTTCTTTTAATCTATTTTGTTGCTCTAATATTAAAATATCATCCATTATAAAATCTCCTTTACGATTTGCCTTGCTTTTTGCAAAATTTTAGATTTAATTTTACTTATTTGTCTATATGCTGGACGACCCTCTTTTAGACTTAATTTATAACCCATCTTTTTAGCTACCTCCTGGTCATTCAAATTTTGTATAAACATATAATCATAGATTTTCCATTCAATGTTTGTTAAAGATTTTTTCATTAATTCGTTAAAAACAGGGATTATATTTTCTATATTAAAATCATTTTCAGTATTATGTAATACACTTTCCAATGTTGTTTCTGGATTATCATGATTCGGACTATGTATGCTTAAAGGAAATTTTACATCATATGCAGATTTTTTATTTTTCTCCCATTTTTTGTAATCTTTACAACTATTATTTTGAGTCCCATATATAGAACAACCATAATCACCAGTATTAAATACACATTTTAAACACGGTCTTGAAAAATTTGAATAGTGATTTCTCAGCATATTAGTCATTTGGTGATTGATCACCTGACTTAACCATGGGCGTAATGGACGATTTTGGTCCCATTTCGACCATTTTTTATAAATATGAATCCTAATTCTTTGAGACACATCCTCAAAATCCATCCAAGCTATAGCAGTTAAATGCCAACGATGTTTTCTTTTTTTTATTTCTGAGTCTATAATATCAATAGAGTCTTCAAAAGAATATTTCGTAACTTTTTTTTTGCTGGGCATGAATTATTGGTTTATTCTTAAAGATCCAGCTTCCTGTTTAAATTCCGCTAAGATTTCTTCATTTGATTTGCTTATATTATTAAATTTTAAATCATTATTTTCCAATGGTTTGGATGGATTATCTAATAACGAGCCAAATGTATCTTGAAGTGGTTTATATAAATCTATTTTAAATGCTGGTTTAATATTTTTAAAATTAGCTGGATTTATATATTTATTATCATCTAAATTATGGCCATTGCTATTATATAGAATATCATCTTCAATATTAATTGGTTTATTATTTTCCTTGAATTTTAATTCATTTTTATTTATATTAGTAGGAATGGATTTAGAAGAGGTACTAGCAAAAGATTGTCCACATGCCGAACAGAATTTTGGTAAGTTTAAATTATATGCAGTAGTCTTCCCGCACTTTGAACAAAAATATTTCATACACTTATTATGAGTGATTTACACAAGAAATTCAAAAATCTCTTTTGATTAATACTTTTATAATTTTACAGTGTAAATTACTATCGATGTCACTTAATAATTCTGAAGTCCTTAAAATAGTCGAAGAGGACTTAAAAGATTTAGATGGTAAGGTAGTATTTGTTAAAGGTCGCTATTGCGGTGGGAAAAGTAAATGTTCTGGGCTTTTTTATATGGATGCCAACGATAATCCAATTATTAAAGTGGCGAAAGGCGGATTAAAAGAAACAGAATGGTTCGGAGTACTTATTCATGAGTATGCACATTTTTTACAGTGGCGTGACGACACTAAAATATGGAATAACTATTGTGATTATGATATTACATATAGTCAAATATTAATAAAGCCAGATAAGTATAAAAAAGAATTATTGGCATTAATGAATCTAGAATTAGATTGTGAAAAACGCGCATATAAAATTATTAAAAATAATAAATTATTTGATTATAAAGAATATGCGCAAAATGCCAATAGCATATTATATAAATATGCTTTTTTATATAATTATAATAATTGGCCAGACGATAACAGGAAATATCGTAAGGTCCAAAAGATTTGCCCAACTAAATTACTTAATAACGTAAAAGATTATCTAGATATCCCCGTTGATATCGTGAAAATTTACGGTTAATTATTTTTTTAAATTTTCAAACTGTTCAATTATATAGGATAATATTTCAGAACGGACAATGTCTTCTTTTCCAAATTCAAACGTATGGATTCCGTTATTTTTTGATTCGTCTGTATCAAATAAATCATAAACCTTACAAAAACCACTTTGTTTAATATCGGATTGTTGAGCATCTCCACAAATAAAAAGAGTGGAAAATGTTGCCATACGAGTCATAACTAGAAGAAAGTCTTCAACACGGCAATTTTGCGCCTCGTCCATAATAAATGTAGCATTAGAGATATTAAGTCCACGAAGAAATCCTAAAGGAACGCCAATAATTCTTTCGTCCATCATTAGAGACTTAACGTGTGGAACTGGAAGTAACTCGTTTAATTTATCTACTAATGGTTGTGTATATGGGGACATTTTTTCTTCTGATGTACCCTTTATATAACCAATACCATGAACAGACGCCTCAACTGGAACACGACTATAATATATTTCGCTAGCTTTTTTATCTTTAATCAAGCGTAAAGCGCTATAAACGGCCAAAATAGTTTTAGCAGTTCCAGCAACACCTTTTAGAATAATTACTTTAGTATCTTTGTGCAAGGCTAAGTCAATAAACTGTTTTTGTTTATCGGTCCAAGGCAATTCACGGATACTAAGATCTATGGTTACTTTTGTTTTTTTCTTCTCAGTATATGGAGAAACGTCACGGGTTTTTTCTTGTTTTTTTTTCATGTTATACCACAAATTAACACTACTATTAATTACACTTTTTGGCGCTTGGACACTTTTTAATTCCTGTCTTATGATTTTTTTGTTTTTTTATTTTTTTAAGCTCTCTAACCAATCGTTTTTCACATAATTTACAATAAAATGAAAATCCTTCATCACCATGTATATCTATTGAGAACTTTTCAAGTGATAACCTATGGCCGCAAAGTGTGCATACTTTATCATGAATCGAATTCGAAGGCATTATTTTTTATATATTAAATATTATAGTAATTTTATCATGTATTCGTCCTCAGTTATTTGAGTCAATTGACTGATACAGATTTCCGCTGCAGGATCTTCGCAAATTGATAATTTGATAGCAATATAAATTAATCCATCAGACATTGGCTCGATTTCAACTGGAAGTACGTGCGTGGCACTACCATTTTCTATATATTTACTATATAATTCCGTGTCAACGCAGGATTGCACTTGTGCGTATATTTCTGGAGTTGATTTGTAAAAGTTATGTGTCATAGTGTTAATCCCCATTTATTTGCTAAATATTGTAATACTAAATTTTGTTGTTCAACTGTATGTTCTGTGCCAGCATAAACAAGAATTTCATAAATAGTCCCTTTCAGAAACTGGCTGCCATATGTATTATTATGACTACCTACGAAAAAAGATGTTTCCGTATTTCCTGCTTGACCAAGACTAGCAACGTACTCATCTAAATTACCATTTTTAATAATTGCCTCATCATTATTTAAAAAAATACATGCAATAGCAGTTTTTTTATTATTAACATTCGAAGTAATATATTGATTATCTGGATTTGCTGCGGCAAGAATTCCAGTATAATTTACTGAAAAAACATATGGTGCAATTCCTGGATTCGCACTTGATTGTTTTATTATTACTGCAGGGGGTAAATTAGTTAATATATTATTAACAGAAATAGAATCTATAGCTAGATAATAATTTAATGGACTATTTAAAGCACTTGGATTCGCACCTCCTAGCACATCACCCCCATCAAATTTTACACCCCCATTAAAAAATGTAGGCTGTTTATTACTACTAGTTTGTTGCAAAGTAATACTATTAATGCGACTAGTCCAAAGACTAACTGAACCACCATTTTGTGCTAAATTATTAACATTCGTATAAACGCCATAATCCGCACTAAACCACGAGGATAAACCCGGCACGTCGGTCGGCCAAAAAGCAGGGCGAAATGCTACCATATTGTTCGCTCCAGAACTAAAAATTAAACTTTGATTGCCTCCAATAACAACATTCATACAGTATATGGTATTACACTAGCTATTTAGAATATAAACTATCTTTATAGAATTAGACTTTTTATATATAAATAATTTTTTAAAAATTTATCATTTTAGGGTTTATATAAATATTACCACCATTCGCTACAATACCCTGGTTTAAACCAATATGTTCACATTGTTGTTGCCATTTACTATTATTTAATATGCCATTATATTGGCATCCATGCAAAAATTTTGTTTTATATAGAGCTAATCCACCAAAACAAGACTTTACTTTTATGGGCGGCGTTTCAATAGGAATATTATGAAATTTTTGTAGAATACATTCATCTATACTTTTGCCATCAATATGTACGCATGACCAACAATCATAAGGCATCCAATCATCATACGTTCTTAAAGTCCATAAATCGTAATATACATGTGATTGATTAGCTCCTAAAACAGCCCAATCTAAATTTATATCAAAACAAGATAGAAATCCCTCTTTAGTCAAACCCACATTTACATAATCCATATCTATACATATCATATAGTCAGAATTAAATTCTAAAGCATGTTTTAATAATGTGTTTCTAACATATGCTAAATTATGAGTACGATGTGGAGAATTTAAATTTTTTTCTATAATAATATTAACATTATTATTATTTTTTTGCCAATTTAATAAAATATCAGCAGTTTTATCTTCACTATCATTTTCAAAAATAATTATTTTACTTTTTAGAAAAAGATTACTTAACATTTCTATTTTATGAATTATAGTTGGTAAAAATTCCTCTACATTTTTAGCCGCGCCAACAATTACTACAGAACTATTATAATTATTTAACATATTAATATTTAAGACCTAACTCCATAACATATTTTACAATACGATTTTTATAAAACATTTTATAATTACCTATTAAATGAACTATTCTTCTTTTTCTAGAATTTTTGTATAAACTACTCCAACTACCTGGGTTTCCCAGAATATTTACAATTTTTTTATTGTCTTGTTTAAATAATTGGTATAGCCACACCTGTTCAACTAAAACTGGTGGATAATAAAAATGTTCTTTATTTGTCTTAATATAATATGTATATAACTTATGTAAAAAATCAAAAGAATCCTTGTTTTCATAAACAAAATTTAATAAAAAATTTGCTTTTGATTTAATATATTCAAAATTTTGACCACCAAATATCGCACAATTATAAGATAAAGGTGTCAAATCGAATCTATTTAAAGGGTGGAGTGGAAAAGCTCTTTGTAAACTTTCTGTTTTATCTAGAACGTATGTTTCAGTATGAAAGGCTATAATTTCGGAATTAAGAATTTTAGAGTCTATATTATTTTTTAAAATTAGATCGATATCTAAATGTAAAAAAGGTTCATTAATACTTTGTAAACTAAGAAATTTAGATAAACTCCATAAACATTTAGGAATTTTATCTAATTCTGATTGAGATAATTCTGTGATATGGTCATACTCTACATTTTTAATAATATCTATACTCTTAGGATCCCCAAAAAAATGTGTGGTGTAACCATGTTTTTTTGCGAAATGATTAGATAATGCAGCTAATTCTGGATAAAGCCCGCCATCTGGTAACCACGAATTTTGGTTGAAATAGTTGGTAAAAATTATTTTCATATTTTCACTAATGCGTATAATTATAGAGATATGTACCGACTAAATTATAAAAAATAATTATAGTAATTAATCTTTTTGTAATAGAAGTTATCTAGTTTCGCGCCACTGTATATTTGCGCGCGTATTACTACTTCCAGCGCCGATTCCAGTCGCAACAATAACAAATACGTTACTATCTGTGCTGTCCATGTTTTGGCTGATGTATCCGCGCTTTGCACTTGAGATCGAAGCTGTTGCGCTAGTAGAGCTAAATTGTCCAGCGCCCTGTCCACCAGCAATAATAAATCCTACATTGATTAACGTTCCACTGGTAAAATTAACTGATGTCGCGCCTTCATTATACTGAACAACACTGTCATTATTTGCACTCGTCCAAGTACCGCCACTTATTGAACCAGTACTTGGAAGCCGCCAAAATTCATAACTTATGGCATTATCTGCTGTATAAACATTTAGAGAGTTTGCGCGAACAACGCTTCGGTTTGGTTTACCATAATATCCAGTTTTTAGTGATATAGCTATTAATGGAAGTTTGCCCGCTGTAGTAACACTTCTTGACACGGTGTTTACTGCCGCAAAATCTACACCAGCTTCGCTGTAACCGCCCTCACTGATTACTGTGGCGCAAATTTGATCAAAGCTGTCTGTTCCAGCGGCTAGTCCAGAGTAATTTCTAATTTCACAACGTACTGGTAGGTTTGGATTGCTCCAATAAACACTAGGCTTATTATTACTATTATAAAATTCATGTGCAATTATAATGTCGCCGTTATGAACAAACCCCGCCCTGACTCTTCCTACTCCCAGCCATTGAAAATCAGCTGCAAATAACTGTGTTTGTGTGGTATTTAAATTAAAAAGTGATGGACCAGTACCATCCAATTTGTCAATATTCCAACTGTTTTGCGTTACGGTTTCATCGTATACAGATCCAGAAACATTACTTCTTAAAACTATTGCTTTTGTGCCGTCGCCGCTTTGTAAGAAAAATATTCCATTATTATCATCAAATAGGCCGATACGTTTATTTGTGCCAAGTCTAGATCCTGTAAAATTAAAACTTTGAAGAGTCATTTGACTTTTTCCTGGCATGTAGTGGTGATACATGCGACTCTGGTGAATTGTAAAATCATTTGCGCCAGTTCCTACGGTTAAGATGGCTTTGGCTTTTGTAATATCAAAAGTAATGGCAGAACTTGTTCCACTGGTTTTTGCTAATAATTCAGTCTCTTCTCCATACACATGACTGTAATCCGCGAGCGTAAATGGGGTTGACATTCTTTGGCGGCCAAAGGCGTCGATAGCGGCGGGTTCAAATTGATTAGTAATTGCTACTGTGGGGTTTACTACATTAACATTTAAAGGAGAGTTATTACCCTCCTGTTCTACTTTCCCTATATTTGTGATAGGCATGTAATTTAATTACACCAGAAATCGATAATTAATTTATTTTTATTAATTTTTTATACTATTACAGTGTTATTCCGTATTATTATTATGGAATTTATGATGCCCAAAACTTGCGAGTTGTACGTCCCAGTAAATGATAGTGCTGGCGCACTACTTCCGTGTGGAAAACGTGCCACAGAAGTCATACGTCTTGGCGACGAAATGCGCCGTTACCTTTGCCGCGAGCATTATGTGGACTTATACCCAGAACAAGTAACAGAATACTAAATAAAAAACCCCCGCTTATTTCGAAACGGGGGCTTTTATTGTTTTATTTTCTATTAAAGGAAAATAGCCGTCAAAATGCTCTTGGAGCACAGCTTTAATACACGAAAACTGCGTTTCAAGGAATTTCTGAGTCTACCACCTTTAATTGGACGGAAATTGTAGTACCCTACCATTCCGTACGGACAAAATACCAATCCCATATGGTTAGCCTTATAATCTTCTTTCATTAGAACACCTCCTTTCATTCATATATATTACATTCATTTCTACGGTTTAACAAGTTACGATTCTGTCTTTATCATATCTACAGTTAAATTAAAAATATCCGTAAAAAAATACCCCACGGAATTTTTAGATTTGTTATTTTATTATTAGGGTGTTTTCTCTGTACGGTTTTATAAAAGGGTAGGGTGGGGCGTGGGCGTACGTATATAGGAATATAATCGTTTGTATATGTATGTATAGGAATATGTATATATGATATATCAATATATTTGATATAAATATTTTTATATAGAATAGTACTAGTAATAAGAGCAATGGGTTAAATTAAATGAATTAATAGAAAAAATGAGGAGATTGAAAACGGTCCCCCCCGCCCCCGAAAATTCAAACAGGCGTTCGATTTTTTTCAAAAAGTGGGGGGAGGGTATCAACAAAAATAATTTACTCAACCGCAAAGATTTTTCTGGTGTTTCTCATAGGGTCTGATATACTGCTTACATGATTAAGAACAGATACACCACGAAAGAGATCGGTCAGCTAGGCGCGCCCCTGTTCGCAGGCGTGAACGTGCGAATCTATCGCGTGGTGACCAGCAAGGGAACGCTGGAATTCAAATGCCATCGCGTCCCAATGACCGACCTGTGGAACATCAACAAAAAAAAGTTACGCTAATCGAAAAAAATCCCTTTACAATCCATTAACCTCTGATAAATTAAAAGCATGAAAGACATCAATACATCCTTCACCCTCAACGGAACAAGCTACAACATCGACGCGGAATTCTACGTCGATAGCGACATGAACTTTGAGATCGTCACACTCAACCTGTGGAATAACGATACGGACGCGGAAGTCTTGAGCTTCAAGGCTCCTTCGATCCTTCACCCTGTTCCTATGGAGTCCCTGTTCACTGACAAGGAACTGCAAAAGAAGGTCGATGACGTTATCCTCAACGAGATCGACCAAGGGATGGCGGGCTGGTAAGGCCCTCATCCTATAGCAGGAAGCGTGCCAAGTCTTGCACTTGGTGCGCTTTTTGTTTGCATGATATGATAAATGATTCTCATCTTCGACCCAAGCCAACGCCTTAAGCACCACGAACAATTGCTATGTAACCCCTTAAATATCAAGCACTTACGCGGCCGCGCCCCACCGCGCGACGTAACCTGTTGAAAATCAACGTGTTATGGAATATGCTAGGCAAGCGGCGTGCCAAGTCGCGTGTCAAGCGAAAAAAATAAAAAAATAATTTTTAAAAAAATCCCTTGCGTTTTTGTAGGTCTGTGGTATAGTAGAAGCATGATTAAGAACACAACCATCACACCACTAATGAAAGAAATCGCTGCGGAGGTCGCGCTTGAAACGGCGCATCTCGAAGCGGCTCTCGCCCTCATGGGCGGTAGCACGGAAGAATCGGAAAATGCTTGGAGAGATTCCGAAGTTGAGCGCATCGAAAGATTCCGCGACTTCTAAAATAATCCCTTGACCTTAACACTAAAACAAACCACAATAACACCATGACAAAAAAACACCTCGAAGCCTTTGCAAAAATCTTGGGCAAACGTCTCGCTGAAAAACAAAATGCTCCCATTGCGGAATATGAAGTTGTTGAAGTCCTCGCGTTGGACTTTGCGAAATACTTTGCCGAACAGAATCCGCGTTTCGATGAGGATCGCTTTCTGGAAGCGGTTTTCTCTGGAACCCCTAACATCCCTGTTGGATCATATAAATAAAATGATCACTCCCAACATCCAAAAAGCCCTTGAATCAAATGGTGTGCGTTTCTTCGCAAAAGATTTTCTCATGGAAGGCATGAGGAAAGATTGCGTTGACGCTGTGCATGACGCGCACCTTGTCTATAAACTTTTGCACGAACGCATGGAAAAAATCCTTGCACACGATGAAAAAAACATCTAACCTAAACACTCAATGAATAAATACACATACACCACGGCGGTTGCTCTGATGAGCAGCCTTCTCACCCTCCTCGTAACCAGCGCGGCGTTCTTCGTGTTCATCGTCCTGCCCTTTAATCGGGCGGCGGTCGAAGGCGGACACGCTTACTGGCGCGTGACCAACCCCGCGACAGGCTCAACGTCTTTCACTTGGGCAAAGCCTAACGCGAACATCTTCGACGAGATCGAGCAGCCCTTGGTCGCACCCTTGGCCGCGAAGTAGTCGCGCCACACTCTCACGCTTGGCACGCCCCGCGCGTGTCAAGCTTTTTTTTGCAAAAATCTTTTGTGTTGTAAGTCGTTAAATATCAAGCACTTACGCCGCCACGCCCCGCCGCGCGGCGTAAGTCGTTGAAAATGAGGGGCTTAGGCAATCTGCCACGCAGATGCCATGCCAACTCGCGTGTCAAGCACAAAAAAAATATTTTTTTAATCGCAAAAAATCTCTTGCATTTTTGCGCGGCTGTGGTAGAGTGTATGCATGACAAAGAAATTCTACACCAGTGGAGAGATCATCGAGTTCGCCACGAAAAACAAGGCGGCTTGCACGTTCGCATCGCTTGCCACGCGCACGTTCACCTACACCAACAAGGGCGGGCTTTTCTGTCTAGTCCAGTTTGATCGGGTTGAACCGCTGGTCTGGAAAAAGCGCGTGAGAAAATAAATAAAAAAATCCCTTGACTTTTACTGCATCTCTGCTATACTTTTAACAATGAAAACATACATCATCACCTTCACCAAAACTGGGGAGCTTCCTGTCATCATCAACGTCGAAGCGGCAACGCTTCGCACGGCAATCAACAAATCTGTTCGCCGCATCGAACAGATGAAAAAAAATCTGGACAAGAAAGGCTACGACTACGGCCACTTGTGCGGATTGGCGATTCAGTCCACATTCACCATCTAATAACATGAAAAAGAAAACACCACAAAAAAGCCAAATCTGGAAAGTTGGCACACGTTGCTTCCGCATCGTTCGCATCGAAGGCAACCAAGCCGTTGTCCGTCATCACGACATCTTCGGAAAATTCTTCCTCGACGACTTGCGCCCCGCAAGCGCGGAAGACATCTCCGCATACTTCAAGAAAAACTCTTGACCTTTCAACCCTAACACGCTAACATCATCACCACTATGAACAACACACAAGACGGAATCATCAAAGCCCTCGAAACGCTCGTCCTGCACAGCAACGCGCTTAAGGATCACAAAGAAAACCAAACCCTCATCGGCAAAACTCTTGAGTTTCACCAGAAGCATCTGGAAGTTCACGAGCAAAAGCTCGACCTCCTATGCCACAGCATCACCACGCTCGCGCATGAGTTGCTGAAGCTCAAAGACACTAACAAAATCACCTTCGGAGTCAACTAACATGAGCAGAATTATAATGACCATAGACACGCGCCCCTTCGCGCGCGAGATCGAACGTAGCGTTCGCAAGACCGCTTGCCGTCCATCATTCGCCCTGCGCGTGAAGAACGCCTACACGCGCAAGGCAAAACACAAACACGCACAAGACTACTAATGATCCCCATCATAGCCTGTGCGCTTTTCGTTTTCTATACTATCACACGAACCAAAATATAATTTATAAAAATATAATCTATGAACATAATCCAACGCACAACGGAAGTTATACTCAACGTAGTTGCCCTCTACACTCCCAAGCGCAAGCCCTCGTTGCTCGCGCAGAATATAACTTGGTTTAACTCTGCGGGTTGGGTCACGCGGCTTCACGCGAACGGAGATCTTGACTACTATCTTGTGAAGTAAAGCGTTGAATATCAAGCACTTACGCCGCCGCGCCCCGCCGCTCGGCGTAAGTCGTTGAAAATCAGCACTTTACGCAACATGCTACGCAGGTGCCGTGCCAACTTTGGATTCAAACGCGCGTTTGAAAAATCATCAACAAAAATACTTTCTAAAAATCGAAAAAAAAGCGTGCGTCTCGCGTGTGGCGTGCTATACTTCTCTCATGGTTAATACAGACAACACCGCAAACACACAGCAACTCGACAACGTGATGCACACCGCGCGTGTCGCGCTCATCATGCGCATACGCCAAGGAATAAAAAATCGGCATGGGTTCCCCGCCTACTCTCGCAAGGGAATCCGTGAAGACCTCCGCGCCTATCGCGTTCTCTCGAACGTGCTCGAAGTCAACGCGACCTTCTACACCTTCGACGAGTCGCAACTCCACAAGGTGAAAAAAGCCCTTGCCAAGTAAGGCGCAATCTGAAAAAATTCACACGATGAAACTACTCGCAACAAACACCAAACTAGAAAAAAGCGTTGGCTACGGCTGGCGCACACTCGGACTCTCGCTCTCTCCCGCTGGCAAGAGTGGCAAACAATTCTGCCCGCATCGCTCGGCGGGATGCGAAGCCGCTTGCCTTGACACTTCAGGCATGGGCGTTTTTCAAATGGTGCAGGACGCACGGCTCGCCAAATCGCGTTACTTCATCGACAAGCGCGACGATTTTCTCGCACAGCTAAACCGCGAAATGCACAACGCGGAAAAACTTTCCACGCGCACGAAAATCCCCGTGGCCGTTCGTCTGAACGTGCTTGCGGATCTTCCGTGGCACAAGCTAGTTGATATGGAAAAATTTTCCAACGTGCAGTTTTATGATTACACGCCGAACCTCGACCGCATGATGGAATTTTTGCGCGGCGAGTTGCCGAAAAATTATCATCTTACCTTCTCGCGCAAGGAGGACAATCAACACAAGGTTCATGCCGTTCTCGCCGCTGGCGGCAACGTGGCCGTGGCGTTCAATCGTTTGCCAGAAACCTATCTCGGCTTGCCAGTCATCGACGGCGATAAAAGCGACTTGCGTTTTCTCGACGCGCAAAACGTGATCGTCGGACTCAAAGCCAAGGGCAAAGGCAAACACGATACCTCTGGCTTCGTGGTTCAAATATAAATAGAATGATGCCGTGACCATAATTCCAATTATACTCTGCGCCGTTCTCGTCTGCTTCATAATCTCCAACAACTCCAACCCTAAAAAATAATATGACACACTACGCAAAAAAAATCCTGTTCCGACTAGCGCAAACTTGTAAACGCCGTGCGGACTATGCTTGCCGCCGCAACAACATAGGGCTTGCAAAAAAATATCTTTTCGCATGGGAAAAATTGCTTGACACGCGCGACAAACTTCGGTGACATAAAGCGTTGAAAATCAACGACTTACGGCGGCGCGCCCCGCCGCGCGGCGTAAGTGCTTGAAAATCAACAGCTTATAAAACATGCCTCGCAGGTGCCATGCCAAGATTGTTGTCAAGCGAAAAATAAAAATAAAAAAAATCCCTTGCACCTATCACAATTTTTGCTATTCTTCTCCTATGCAAGCGAACTCCCTAATTATGGACGACTTCACGGCAAACATCCAAAGCGACGAGTTCGCGGCGGAATACGAGGCATGGATCACCGAGCAGGAGCAGAACTACTGGCGCGAGATCGAGGCGCGGGGAAATTAATTTATGACAAACAACACCACGAAATGCCCCAAGTGCGGGGGCAACGCAACACGCACCTACGAGCCACCCTACCAAGAATACGCTGGAGCCAGCGTGCAGGGCGGCTACTACTACGTCGAGTGCTCGTGCGGTCACGAGGGCCACGAAAAGGCCGACCTCTCCGACTACGACTACATGGAGAACACGCGCGGCTGGTAGCGCACACACTCAAACGCTTGGCACGCCATATGCGTGTCAAGCTTTTTTTTGCAAAAATCTTATGTTACGTAAAGCGTTGGAAATCAACAACTTACGCCGCCACGCCCCGCCGACCCGCGTAAGTCCTTGAATATCAGCACTTTGCAAAAAATTGGTGCAAGTCGTTGAAAATCAACATTTTATAGAAAATGGGGGTATATTACTATTTGCTATTTGTCTATTTCCTATTTAGCAATTTCCTATTTCACTATTTCATATTTCACTATTTAGCAATTTGATAGTTCGCTATTTTAACAAAAATTTTATATTTGTCGAAATATTGGGGAACTTTCGACAGGTTTTCCCAACGTGTCGATAGCTTCGACATGAAAAAAGTCCTTGCTATTTCTACTATTTGGGCTATACTAGATGAACATGGGGGTGAAGCATTAAAGTGATGCAACGGACTTTTAATCCGTAGAAGAGGGCGCGTTACCCTCCATCCCCACCAAAACTTTCTGAAAAATAATCAAAAAAACCCATTGACTAGACCATCAAAAAGACCTATTCTATATAAATGAAAGCACTACTAAAGAAGATCAAACTGGCAATCGCAGACTCCAAGTTCGGACAACTCTCCAATCCTGTGTATAGGTTGAAGTATCGTCCTTACACGGACGAGGGAAACAAGGAGGTTTATGACTACCTCGTTTCCAGACCCTTCGACGGGTGGGTGAATGGATTCACCGCCTATGCTTTCGGCAAAGGCGTTCGTAGGTTCCGCTTCGACGAGATCGTTGATCGTGAAGTAGTTCAGATCTTTGGAAAATCTGTGGCGTAACGCCACGCAATATAATCTGCTCGACAATCAATATCGGAAACAAAAGAAGCAAAGTTAAACGGATCTTTGCGGTGGTCGCGTAAGCGAAAATCAAACATCCGCCGAAGCAGATAACAATTTTTAGTTCTTTTACATTTTAGATTTTGCTGTGGTCATTGAGGGGTTTGCAACTGCGGATAGACTGAGAGGTTTACCAAAGGCAAATAGCGACCTGAGCCACAGCACAATTTTTTCCGAACGTTTCGATGCGCGTCTTCATGGCGCGGGAACAAACGCAGAGGAAAAACCTCTCCCAAGCTCTGGCGGATACATCTCCGTTCAACTTGTGAGCTAATTGCCGAAAGGCGATTTGATGTCGGTGCCGCCAGAAGGCACGGAGTCAACGGCAGGGAGTTCTGGCCTCCCTGTCACTACTTTTATAATTTAGAGGTTTGCATGGCGCATTGATCATGCAAAGCAAATCAGAAAGTTGTGTTTTCTGAGCCTCTATCTTTTGCATAGAAAATGCGCAATAGTTCAAAGCAAACTTTAACTATTCTGCAAAAACTATGCGCAATACTTTTGGAGCAACCACAAACCCTCTGGTATTAGGCGGCTGGAAGAAATTGGAAAGTTCTCTGGCGTAAGTCCTGCTCCGAAATCTTTTAAAATAAAATTATGAATGACATACAAAAATACTGCCTAATCGCTTTGGGCCTAATCGTCTTCGTCTCTCTTATCGGAGGCGGCGGCGGCAAACGAACGGACGGAGTCTATGAGAGTGCCATGAGTAAACTTGACTCTGGTCGTCCTCTTAATGATAGGGAACAGCAAAGAATTTCTGATATAGTTAACTGGTGTTCTGCACACAATAGGCCGATTAGAGAGTGCAATCACTAAAGCCTTATAAATCAACCACTTACGGCAGCGCGCCCGCCCCGCGCGCGCAACCCCTTGATATTCAAGCACTTACGCAAAACGTGGAGCAGGAATCGTGCCAACCTTTCGGAACGCCCAAAAATAAAAAAAGATTTTTATCAAAGAATACCTTGCATAGCTTGGGGGTTCTGATATTCTTCCTACATGACAAGAACGGCAGACATCATCATCAGCACATACGGAAACGGCATTGCCGTTGGACTCAAGGGAACACGCGAGCAGATCGAACGTGAGTTCAATCGCTTCTTCAACTGGGGAGCAGCAGCAGCAAACGTGAGTTTCATGCGTTCCAACGCTGATTCCGAAATGCAGCATGGTGAACTCGGAGATTCATACCTTCACGAAATCGGACAAAACTTTTCATACTTTCTCTCCACGCATGAGGCTATGATTAAAGCCATTGCCGCCGAAACAATCACGCGCTGGCAGGACTCACCTGTAAGCGAGCAATACAAGGCCAAGCCGCGCACTAACAAGAAGGCGCAAGGTAACAAGTTCATGGCCGAAGCTCTCGCCGCAGCAACCGCAGAATACGAAGCCATGCCACGCGAAAACTTTATGCTGTTCGGTAAAACGCCCACGCACATTTACCAGCAACTCGACGGCGGTGCGCCGTCATGGATCAAGGAGACTGAAGACTAAAATTTATGAAAACAACCACGCAAACCACACACACTAAAAATGACTTCTGCTATAATATGCGCCGCTGGCCAGTAGAAAAAGAATCAAAGCCGCTTTTGAAAGAAGTCGTGCTTGACGCGATTGATGCGGCAAGATGCGATCTTGAGAATGGCATAGGGATTGATGGATCGTATCTGTCAGACGATAGTAGTCTTAACGATTTTTCAGACGAGAAGAAGATCGTTCTACTTAACAACTTGGAGAACGCAATTAAAGGCAAACCTTTCTCTGGCATTTCATCCTCAACCGATCTCATTCTTGAAGAATTGTTGCATAGCGTTGTGACATCTCATGTCATAATTACATTTGACATGGAGGATGATTCGGAGATGAAAAAGTATTGCAATCAAATCAGAAAAATATACTCACTCCATCACGACGATAACATTGCTGACAATCAAACTATAATCGACTGGTTTAGTGACGAATTATGGTGGGACTTGGATTGGCAAATGTTTCAGATCGACACTAAAAAATACGCACAGGAATATCTCAACAACATCTAATTTATGAAACCACGCAAATATAAAATAAAAAAGGTGTCTTTTACTATGATGAGGAACGGCCCTACAAAAATTGGGATAAAAATATATTCACGCCGTAAAAAGAAAATTAAAAAAGCGCAAACAGCATGGCCCCTGCCTTGGACACCATTACCCCATAAAAAAATCCTACTTGCTTACGATATAGCCTAAACCATTCAAAATCAAGGACTTAAGGCGGCGCGCCCCGCCGCGCGGCCTAAGTTGTTGATATTCAAGCACTTGTAAATAATAAAAATACTTGTTGACCCCAAATTCAAATGCGGCTATTCTTACAGGATGATCACCACACAACTACCACTACCCATGCGCTGCTCCTCCGATGCTCTCATCCAACCAGAGCTTGAACTCAAGCCCACGCGCAATCCTGCTTACGCGCACGTTGAAGAATTTTTCGACGGCATACGTTGCGAGGACGTTGCTCGCTATACGGATTACTGGTCGAGTGTTGCGCCTTCAACCGAAGAGGATCACTTTTTGCGTTGGGTATTCGCCTTCATGTCTGTCCATACTTCATGGAAGTCAAACGTGAACGGATACAACGCGCTGAAGAATTGGCGCGAGTGGGAGAACGATC